CGCCAGGCGGGAACGCGCTCGCAGCGCAGAGCGTCACGTTTCGCGCAGTGGAAATCGACGTATAGGCGAGAATACGAGTCGCTGCGTTGACGATCACATTCGCGTTGGCTACCGCCGTGCGCTTCGCCGTGGCGAATCCGCCGGACCCGTTCGCGTCGACAGCAAGCGCTGCAGCCACGCCGTCCCCGAACCCGTCAATACCGCCGAGCGGCATGCCGTAGGCGTTCTTGAGATTCACATCCTCGGGAGTCCCGAGCCGCCCGCTCACGAGAGCGGAATCGCCGAAGCGCTCAACCATTCGCCATTCCTGCTTGTTTGAAGATTGTGTCGCGTCGGATCACACGGCGAGGGCGACGCCGTACATCAGCGGATCGGACGCGTAGCTTTCGAGCAGATTGATCGTCTCTGCGTCATTCGTGATATCGCGGCCGAACTTCATGACCTCGCAGAGCGTCAAAGATGTCGGCGCAGGGCCGAGGTTGTTGAGGTCTCCCGCGACCAAGCTCTGGCTGCCGTAAGCATTGGTGGCTGAAACACGGGTGAAGTCTGCTCCATTGTAGCGACCGCTCAGATAATAGTACGAGTACCCCATGATGATTATCGACGGGGCGTCTGCGCTGAATGGGAGCGCGGATGTTCCGTTCCCGTGGTTGATTTCTATATTTTCGTCGCTTCCAAGCGTTATCCACGTACCAGTCTGAATTCCAGAGAACGTCGAAAGGAGATAGCCGTCTACAGCGGGAACAGGAGCCTTGAATATAGATACGAGCGAATACGGCGTGTCGAAATCTGCGCCGGTCAATGAAAACGTGACGAAGTCGTCGACACCGTCAAAGACATATCCTGTCTGCCCGTTAATGCCGGACGAAGAGACGGACGGAGCTTTGCCGCCAGTTCCCGCATATGCCGGCGAGGCGCCAGAGAGATTACTCCAACTGACGAGATATCCGCCGCTCACATTCTGCTGCTCGCCAGCAACCCACCAGTGCTCCAATCCCGGTAGAGCTGAAATCTGTTCGCGATAGCTCTTGTTCTTTGGGAGAGATGTCGAGAAGGTGTCTAGGATTTTGATGCTCACGGGACATTCTCCTGGAAGCGCACGCAGTAGTGCCGGACTTTGGACGGCACCGCGAAGCCACGACGGTAAAAGACGGATGTGCGCTGATCGGACACATAAAGCTGCCCGCGGCCGGTCGCCCAGCCGTCGGTCCCTGTGTCGTTTGCTAGCGCGTAGCTGATCTTTTTTGACGAGCCAGTCGGGGTAACGTCCAGGGTCACAACGACGTTTGACCCGCTGATCGCGACGCTCTGGATAACGGGGCTGTTGCCACCCGTTTGCGAGAACACGAACCCGCGATTCGTGACACCCTGCACCCAGTCGTCATCGAACTTCAGCGGGCTCGCTTCTGATGTCCCGATCATTGGAATCGTGATGACGTTGTTTACGCGCGTCACGCCTCCCGCCGCAGGCCAAAGAGGGTTCCACGAAAGCCCGCGCCGCACGACGCGATCAATGGCGATGGCGATGGTCTCGCCCATCATCATTCGCCCGATGTCGGACAAATGGATTCCGTTAGAACCTGTCGGCAACCAGAATGGGTAATGGTACATCGGGCCGACGAGCGAGATTGCCGGCCATCGTGAACGCGCGACTGCAAGCTGGTCGAGCTCTACCCCTGAATTCGTCCCGCTGCTCGTGCCGGTATTGATCTGCATGAACAGCAGTTTTGGGGTCGACGTTTGCGCGACAGGAGTTTTATAAAGAGGTAGAACATCATCGATCCAACTCTCGAACGTCGTCGCGTATGGATATGGCCCGGCCTCACCTTGGATTAGGACGATAGCCTTCAACGCGACGCTGTCGAACGGGTATTTGTCGGCAAACGATTTGATCTGGCCCAGCCTGTGGACCATGTTTTCATGATTCCAATGGCTGGCCGTGCCGGGGAAAAAATTGCCGAGCGGCTGGCCGCCTTCCCACGATACCTGCCCGACGCGAGCCGGGTTGCGAACGCCAGCATCGCGCTCAATCTGCACCAACGCCTCGAGCGCCATTCCGAGCGGGTCTTGGCCGTATCCTGTGGGCTGAGCATAGGCCGCGAAATCGTATGGCGGGCGAAACCCAAGCGTCGAAACCTCCAAGTTACCGTAGACGCTCGGCGAGCCTTCCGTCATCATCACGTGGTGGCTGAAGCGATGATCTGTCCATGTCGGGCCGCCAGACGGGCCTGATCCAGAACCAGCGTTTGACTGTCCAATGCATCCATAGATTTCAAGCGACTTGGACCCTACCGCCACAGCGGTGTCAGTGATGATGTCACGACGCTGGTAGATGTCGTCTACATATCCGTCACCATCCTGTGCGGTGGCGACGATTCCGCGGGCTCCGTCCGGCCGCACATTGAAATGCCGGTGCGCTCCACGCATGATGCTTGGAGCGAAGAATACGCCGGCCTGCTTGTGCAGGCTCAACGCAAGAGAGCCGTCCCTTCGATCCGCCCTTATCAGCGCGCCGCTTGCGCTGCTGACAACATCTACAAACGGGGAGGCAGTATTGCGCGCCCGCGGCGTCGGGGCAACATCCACGCCCGTGAGCGCGATGCGGCCGTCAGGAGATACGCCCAGAACAACGTCGCCATCTTCGTCGTGCAGCGTCCACCGATACGGGCGATTCGTCGCGCGATTGGATGATGGGTTGTCGGCCGTGATGACGCTGGCGTTTTCGACGCCGGTCGGGATGCGCTCCCAAGCCGTGCCGTTGAAGATGATGGTGTCGTCGATATTCCACGTCGAAACGCCATCGATAGCCGTTGTCCCGGCCACAGAGACCTTGTAGAAATGACCCTGTGTGCCGACACCAGACTGGATTTGCGGGTCGTTGGCGGAAGCATCCCACGCCCCCTGATAAACCGTTGGAGACGGGATCACATCATCCAGATTTGTTATATCTTCAATCGCCTCCTCATAGACATCCGTAGAGCCGTCGCCGCCATATGTTCGAACGCCGAGCCTCGCGTACACCGCCCCGGCAGGCGCGGTTGGCAAGTCGAATTCTTTAACCTGCTTCCCAGCGGCTGCCGTGGCTGTCGAATCCGTGATGATCGCCTGCTCGGACACAAGGGCGAATGTGTAGGATAGCCAGAAAACAACGATGCTGATCGCGTCGTTGTTTGGGTCTGTCACGTCGGCCGATCGCTTATAAATTACCCTGCACTTGAATTTCCGATCCCCTCGCAGCCACGCGACAGCCCGCACATTAAGGCGTCCGGCTCCCGTGATGCGATACGCGCGCCCGTCCGCTGTGTTGACGACGTTTTCCGCAGTCGATGCAGTGGTAGACTCTGGCGAGCCGACGGTCGATGACGTGAAGTAGGCTGGTGATTGCCCAGGGAGGAAGATTCCAGGACCTCGAGCCGTTTCGAGCCGGCTATATTTCGAGTCGACTGTGGCGACGAACGCGGTGGTCGCGATCTGTGTGGTGTTCGTGCCTTCCGCGGCTGTAGGAGCGGTGGGGGTCCCGGTGAGCGGCGGCGAGGCGAGAGGGGCTTTCAGCGCGTCTGCGGCTATGCGCGCAGATGCTTCCGCAGCGACGGCTGTGGCGACGAACGCGGTGGTCGCGATCTGTGTGGTGTTCGTGCCAGATGTCGCCGTCGGCGCGGTAGGCGTCCCGGTGAGCGGCGGCGAGGCGAGAGGGGCTTTCAGCGCGTCTGCGGCTATGCGCGCGGCGGTCTCCGCGTCCAAAGCATCGCTCAAAGCCTCGACATCGAGAGGGCCGAGCCAGCGCCAGCCCGCCGGAGACGTATACCAGCCGTAATGTCCCTCATTGGCGACCGTGCCGCCAACAACAGGATCAGTGTGCGTCCCGGAATCGCCGATGACACGCGCGGCCTGACCGTTGGTCGATCCCGTGATAGCGCTGAGCGCCGCCCACGTCGCTTTCGCGAGCCCGCCGCCGACGGAAACCTGCGCAGCGATCGACTCGATATCGGCTAGAACGACAGCATCGCCTGTCCCGTCGTTGCGAATGCCGACGATCTTGTCCAACGATGTCACGGTGGGCTTATCGGAAAGCCTCGTCTGAGTGGCCATTATCGATCCTTGATGCGCGCGTGAAGTCGCGCGCCGCCGCAGTGATGCGTGGCGTCGTTCATGATTTCGCGATGTGCTTTAGAGCTACGCCGCGGTGAAGCCGGATGCGTTCACGTAAACCGCTCCTGTCCCGCTCGCCGTTAGCGTGACGACCTCGAGCAGCGTGTTGGCCGTGCCCTTCAGCGGCGGATCGAATTTGATCCGCGTCGTCGGCAGCCCGGATGTCGGAATTTTTGTGCGGAACAGAACCGTCCCAGCAGCGCCGTCGCGAATTGCAAGCTCGGTCGCCGTGCCAAGCGTCTCCGCCATGATGGTCAGAGATTGCAGGTAGTTTCGAATTCCGGCGCCTGCCGCGGCTTTGATCGTCACCGCGGTCGTCGTGTTGAGGATTCCGCCGCTCGCCGCAGCATAAGACCAGTTCGCGCCATCGTCGCCACGGACTTCGCGACGGCCCCAATCTAGCGCTGTTCCCGCGCCGTCCTCGTCATAGACGCGCATGTTCCGATCGGCTCCGCCGCCGTCCTTGATCGGAATCGTCGTCCAAGCACCTGCCATGCGTCACCCCATCAATGCGAGAAGTTGGCTGTTTCGAGCATCGACGAAGGCCAGCCGCGGCGGCTCGTCTTCGAAGCCAACGATATGCGTCGTCGTTGCCGAATATGTGCTGTTGCCGCCCGGCCCAACGGCGCGCGCTCTGATCTCGATCTCGTCGAGTTCTTCGTATCCGGATATCGTGGCGCTGCCAGGAGATGCGGGGACTGCGACGGTTGTCCACGAAACAGCGCCGCTGAGGCGATGATCGATCTCGAAACTGGTGAGCGGACCGCCACCCGAGCCGGGCGACAACAGAACCGCGACGAGGATCGGCGGCGGCGCGGCGACGCGCGTTCCGGATGCGACAGAGGTGATCGTCGGCGCCGAAGGAGCGGTGTAGGATGTCGAGACTTCCTCGCCTACGCGGCCGTTCCACGCCGGCGGCGATTCCGCGTCCAGCGCGTCGAAAATCTCCGGCGCGTATGGGACGAGCGTATGCCTGACCCCGAGATTTTCCGTTGCCTCGAGTTCCTTGACAAGCACCTGCTCAGAGACCTTGGCGGCCTCGCCGAACATGACGAGATCGCCGACTTCTGGCGCCTGTCCCGAGCCCGTGAGAAATACAGCGTCATGTTCGCCGGCGATGGTCTGCACTGTCCGCAGCGCGCTCGTATCTTCAGACAGATCATTCGACGCCAGCTTACGGATTCTGACCGCGTAGCTCTTGCCGGATTCCATCGTGATAACATCGTCGAGAACAACGGCGGCCCCGCGAACGGCTTTGACGAATGCCGATCGCTGAGTGTTGTTGAGCGCCCAGTGGTTCAGCTCGCATAGATCGCCGCGAGCCGGGAACTGGCCCTCTGCATCCTGCATCAAGTTCCACGAGTCGCGCCGATAGATAAGCTCATATTGCTTCTTGCGCGCTTCGAGCCACACATTGTCAGGGTCGCATACGCCAGGGAGATCGATGCTCTCTGTTCTCGACGGAACGCCGACGAATCCGGGCCATGGAATGACGCGCTCCGCCTGCTTGTAGCTGTTTGCCGAATCCTGGAACTTCACACGGAATGCTTCTGGGAAGACGATATACGTCCTTTCCCCAGAGAGGTCATACGAATTTCGCGGCGTCAGATGATCGTATGTGACGGTCTGACGCCGATCGATGACGACAGTCCATTTCTCTCCGTCGTCACGCGGATACCCGCGACCGGCCGCGCAGATGTCCGCCATATCGTCATAGAGCGTCGACTCGAAATCATGCACGCGATCGTAGTGGAGTCCGTTATCTTCGCAGAACGGATGGAACTCGTCTTGTAGCCACGCTAGGTCGATCTCGTCATCTTCAAACGGGTATACGTTCATCGGACCCTGCATCGCGTAACGCAATAGCGATGCCGGATTGCGCGTTTCACGCTCGACCCATTCTTGCCCACCTGCATCCCAATCGAGACAAATGCGACCGACCTCGCAATTGAAGTCGTCGATCACGCCGTTGAGCTGCTTGGAGCCCTTCGCGCGTATCGCGACGAGGGCGAGAGGAACCTCACAATTGACTGGATATTCTGGGCGGAATGAGCGGAGAACCTGCCAGATCGCGCGCGATGAAATTTGATCGTACTGATTCCACGTCGCGAGGTCGTCGAAGTCAGGCGTCAGCCTCTCGACCTTGATCTCCCATCGCCCGCGCTCTGGATGCGTCCATTTGTAGGTCGCATAAAATTCCTTCTGCTTGTATTCGGCTACCGTCCACGTCGTGACTTCCGACCAAGCGCCGATCCCATCTTTGCGCTGACTGATCCTGAAAGCGACGCCGAACGGTCGCGGGTATGTTTTGCTCGATTCTTTCGAGACCTCCGTATGCATCCAGAACATGCCGCCGGGGAAAAACAGATCGATCGATGTTTCCGTCACATCGCCTGCGGTGAAGCGGGTATGCGCTCCGAATTGATCGGAGTATGCCTTGTTCAGATCGACGCTCAGGCGCTGTTCGAGGACCTGCTTCGAATAGAGCGTAATCGGGGCGTCGTCGCCATAGCCATGCCTGATTTCGGTTTGGACCTCTTTGAACTTCTCGATCGGCGTGTCGCCGAAGCGCAGATTGCGAATTTCGAGCGGACCGTATCCGAGAACGAACAGCGCGGTGACGAACACCTCGCCGCCGACGATTTCCGTAAATGGGGTGGCCCAATAGGGTGGGGCGAAGCGGATGACCCCAAGAGGGCATGGGATGATCCCGTCCGGATTCGCGACGTTTCGAAAGCCTTGGACGGAATAGGTCGGGGAATCCGGAAGCCCAGTTTTCGAACGATCTGGTCGAAGCGGAACCACCGCGTTGAGCAGCGCTTGGCCCGCGAGCATGGCAACGCCGGAGACAAGGGCGCTTGCTGTCGCATTTGTGAGACCAACCGCAGTTCCAAAAGCCGACCCTGCCAGGAGAGGCCCGAGCCACAGCTGCCCGAGCGCGATAGCGGCGACAGACACCGCGATCGAAAGCGCCGTGCGCAGAATTCCGCCATTGCCAGGTAACACGCGCACCAGCACGACGGAGCCTGGCTTCGGCCGCGCCGCGGTCCAGAATTCTCTCGGAACCGGAACGTCGCCGATGGTGACGCGGACCTGATCGAACAGCGCCGGGGTCGCACCCGGCAGGGCAAGCCTCACGATCTCGGCGACGGTCGACCCCGCCGGAGCTTCCAGATCGATCCGGCGCGCGGAGTCGAAGGTCGGGACGGCAATAACGCGGGAGCCGGTCAAAGGCGGCTCTCATGGCGCAAAACGGATGCGATGGCTGGGCGCCAGTGTCCGGTCAAAAATCGCTCCATGCGCGCCGGGCGGCCCGCAGAGACGTGAAGCATCAGGCCGCGTGACACGACGATCCCGATGTGGCTCGCGAATCCGGCGAGACGGAAGACGACGCCATCGAATTCGCGCGCATCCTCGATCGCAATATCGCGCCACGGGCCACGCGCTGTCCCGCCGGCGATGAGTTCGGCGATCTCCTCGCGCTCTTCCGCGGTGACGTAAAACTGGTCATAGGAGCGCAGCTCGATCCCGAGTTCTTCGCGGTAGACGAGGGTCGCCAATCCGTAGCAGTCCGCGCCATCGAATGAGCGCCCGCCCGGAACCCACGGCAGGCCGATGTAGCGAGCCGACCAATGACTCACGAGCTGGCGACCCCATGCAGCCCAGGCGCGCGGTCCTTCGTCATCCTGCGGCCTGACGGCAAATTCTCAGTCCTGAAGCGCGCCAGATCGAACGAGATCGTCGATTCCGTGTAGGCGCATTTCGTCACCCATAGGCGCGTGAACTGTTTCATGATCGAGTCGGGGGCGGACGCGAAGCAGACGAGCAGCTTTGCACGCGCCGGAGACGTGAACGACCTCGCCAACTCAACATATGACGAGTCGAGGTTTTCTAATTCCAGCGTGACTTTCGGGGGCTCCCCCTGCCTGTCATCCGGCAATATCGCGTCCATTTCGACATACTGGTATGTCTTGCCATTCGACACCGTCCCGAATGCTAGCGGATCAACGCTCAATCGCTCGGTCGGATCGGTCGAGAGATAGATGGGGGCGTCGAGATCGGCGTGAGTGATCTCGACCAGCATCACCATGTCTTCGGACGAGTGCGGCTCCGCGGCCGACCGGCGGAATGCGAGAGGAACGCGCGGCATTAGGGCATGATGCTCAATGTGAACGACGCTTTCCACGACAGCCCGAATGGCTCGTATCGCGGCAATTCATTCTGCGCGAACATGACGAGCCACTTCGCGGAGTCGATCAGGATAGCTCCGGTTTCGTCGAGAAGATCGGCTCCAAGCTCGTCTCCGAACGGGACCCCGTCATGGCTCTGATCCGGGAAAATGAAAGGGAGGGAGCCTTGCACGATTTCCTCTCGCACAAATCGCTCCAATCGCGCTTTCCCGTCGTAATCAATTATGATCGCGGCTGGCACGGTTTGCAGCACGCGCGAGTATCGACGCCGCGTCTTTGGCGGCCCGGCGCTCGTTTGCGTGAATAGGCGCCCGTCCTGCGATTGCTCGCTGTAGCCGCTCCGCAGGACGCGCTGCGGGAGCGATGACGGCCAGACGGGGATGGTCACGATCCGAGCTTACTTCGCGCCGGGCTTCACGAGGTGAAGAACGCCCTGACCGAGCGCAGCGGCGCGCGCCCGAATATTGTGCTCTTGGATCATCAAACGACCAAATTCCTGCATGCACGCGCGCGCAAACTTCTGGCGAAACTTTCGCTTCCCTCCAACGCGCCTCCACACATCCGTCACGCCGAGTTGTTCCGCGCGCTTCACCACTCGATTCCCGAATGCGACGGCGAGGGCGTGGCGCCCGTGCTGCTCGGCCCCGAACTCGATCAGATATTCGATAGCCGGCTGAAATTCCGGCATCGAAAGGTTGGGGTTGACCTCGATCTTGCCGCGCAATTCAGAAATCTCGCGCGCCTGGGATTCGATAACCCGGCCTTGTTCGGTCACCTTGTGCGAGAGCATCTTCTCGATTCCGAACATCCGCTCGAGCATTTCTCGGATGTCCGGCGGGAAGGCGCGATCGTTGAAGGCGGCGCCGTTCGTCCAATAGTCGTTCAGCGCAACGGCGCACTCTTCCTGATAGCGTTCCAGCTTCGGCCGGACGTGCGCGGCGACCTTGTTTGGATTAATGCAAGCGAGCCACAGGGCGAGCTTGCGGGTCGGGATGGCGACCATTTCATAGGTTTTCCCGTCCGCGCCAGTCATCCCCATATGGTTACAACTGAACTTTTCCTTTTGCGCTTCGAGCTTTGCTGCCTGCCGCTGCCACGCCATTCCGAGATTTTCGCAGATGCGCCGCATGGCGACCCAACGGTCGCCGCCCGCCTCGAAAGTCTCGATCTTGTCGCCGTGGAAATCGATTGTCCTAAGTTCGTTCGCCATGTCTGGTCTCCAGCAGCGCCGGCCTGACAGGCTCGGAGCGCACGAGGTCGCAAAGCGACGCCGGGCTGCTGAAGCTCGGTGTCGCGCTCAATCCCCCCTGTCAGAGGGGAATCTCATGAATTCTGGGTATTTGGGCCTTACATCCTCGCCAGCCGCGGCCGACCGCCCATCGACGCGAATACGTCGCGGCCCTGCGGAGACGCCATGCCGGCAGCGACGCGCTCGGCGATCACAACGTCGATGCGACGCCCACCCTTCGCGTCGGTCGATTCCTTGACTTCCGTTCCCTGCGGAGCGCCGATCAGATTGACCGTCACAGGCGGGGAGACCACGGTAGGCGCCGAGCCGCGGTTGTCGTTCATGGCGATAGCCGCCGCATGCGCCCGCGCGGCGCTGGCCTGTTCGCGCACGAACGCCATCGAGCGCTCGCTCGACGTGATCTGCGAGCCACGCGGCAGGTTAAGCAGTTCAGGCCCGCGCTCGCCGACCCACGTCAAGCCGCCGCGCCAGTTCTCCGTGCCGTCGGCGTTCTGCCCGATAGAACTGAAGAACGACCCGATCTTGTCGACGATCCCGCCGAGGAAGCCACCGCCGGCGCCGCCGATGCCGGGAATGCCGCCGGCGCCGCCGTTCACATTGACCAGGCCCGCGTTGACGCTCATCGTGCCGACGCTCTGTTGGGCGCCGCCGAAGCCGAGCAGCCCGCCGAGAATCCCGCCGCTCGCCGAGCCCATCGGCCCAAGCAATGCTTCAGAAAACCGGCTCGACATCGTATCGAAAATGCGGTCGCGGACGCCGGTGAGAGCTTGGTTGAGCGCCTGACCGACGCTCTCGCCGTTCGCGAGCGCTTTCAATGAACCTGACAGCGATCCGGAGAGGCCGGAGCGCGCGATATCTAGGTTTTCGACATACTCACGCTGCGCCTTGTCGGCTTGCCGAAGGTTCTCCTGATAGTCCGCCCAAGCCTTCGCGTTCGTTTCGATCCACTGCTTTTGCTCGGGGAGAACGCCGCCGGTCTGGCGGATCGCCTCGTTCATCAGCTCTTGATATTTCGTCGACTCGTCAATGGCCCGCTGATCCATTCCGAGGACAGAGGCGCGCGCCCGCAGGGCCTCATTGCCGAGGATGATCTCTCTCGCGAAATCTTCTTGTGGCTTGATGCGCGCCTCGTAGTTGGCCGTATCAGCGTTCTTATCGAAGCCACCAGACGCAAGAGCCGCCCGATTGTCATTGGCGGACGGCAAGGATGCGCCTGGGCGCTTGAATCCCTCCCAAGCGCCGATTCCCTGCGTCTTGAAAATCCAGTCCGCCATGCGGTTCTGGTTCTCGACTGAGAACATGTCGTTCGCGCCGAGGCCGAGCGCCCGCATCGCGTCGCGCTGCGTCGTGTTGGTAATCTGGAATGCGCCCTTGGCCGAGCTGTTGAGCCCCTGAGCGCGCCGAACCTGATCGCCCCATGCCAAGCTCTCCGCCATGGTCATCTCGACCAGTGGCTTCGGCGAGCGCATGTAGCCAAGCGACGTATTGTAGGGGTCGCCGAATTTGTCGGTCCCCTCGGCGCGCATGATCGAGCGGTAAAATTCTCCGCCCAGGCTGGCGCCAGAGCGCGCAAAGAATGGCATCCCGCTCGTCGTCGCGGCCTTTTGCTCAGGCAAAGAGACGAGGCGTCCGATGCGATCGGCGGAACTCGTCAACGCATCGGCTAGCCGCGTCGCCGCAGCCCCCGCTGTGTCGAAATGCGCCGCCATCGGGGCCGCCGCGTTCGGGATGTTCTCTCGCATGAAGTCGCGACGCTGGAATTCGATCTCCATCAGCCGGCGTTCGAGCGGATTCGAGGCGCGTGCGAGCCGCGCATTGTCGGCCGACGTGCGAACGAGATCATCGACCTTCTTCGCGCTCTCCGCCATCATCTTCGCGCGCTCGGCCTCGGCCGCGACCGACGCATAGAGCGCGCTCTTGCCTTCCTGAATCGCCTGCGTCCTCGCGCGCTCCATTGCCACAGCCTCGCGCTCGGAAAACGTGCGCGCCGTGATTTCGCGAACAGAAAGGTCGGTCGTGAAACGGAGCTGGTCGACAGACGAACGCCACGCTTCGATCTGGCCGTTCAGAGTGGCGAGCGCCTCCCGCGCTTCGCCGGCGCGGTCCCCGAGCTTTGCAAGCCCGTCATCGCTGCCGAGAAGAGACTGCAGAGCGTCGCGCGATTCCTTCAAGCCACGAAGTTGTGCGAGGTCTGGCCGCGCCGCATCGATCGCTGGACCCGCGATATTGGATAGCCGGTTCAATTCGAGATTGCGGGCCTCGCGGGCCGGGCGGTCGCGCTCTTCCTGTAGGCGCCGCTCCAATTCGCGGACGCGCTGTTCCGCGGCTGTCTCGCCGGGATAGGAGCTATGATCGCCGCGACGCTGCGCTCGCAAATTGAAAAATTCTCCGCGGGCCACGGCAAGCTGCTCTTGAAGCGAGGGGCCGTTGAGCGCGCGGTTCACAGCGCCTCCGATCCCGAAAACCGGAGTCGTCGCCCATTTGACGATCGATTCCCATGCTTTTTGCAGATTTGACGCGCTATCGGCCGCCTTGCGCGTCTCCTCATCGAACATGCGCGTCTTCAACGCAGCGGATTCCGCAAACCTCCCGCTCGCCTCGAGGCTGCGGACCATCTCCTTCGTCGCGAAGCTGACCGGGCCGAACCGCCTTTCGAACGCGCCGAGCCCGCTCTCGCCAACGATCTGCGCAATCTCCTTCTGCGCCGCGTCCATGTCGACGCCGAACGCGTGGGAGAACCGCGTCACATCCGCGAGAAGAGTCGGAATGTTCTGCGCAGATATGCCGGCCGAGGCGAACTCCGCAGCCCCGGAAATTGCCTGCCCGTAGGATGGCCCGCCGGGCGCGCGGGATGCGTCAGCAGCCATTTGACGGAGACCCGCCGCCGACGCCCCAGAGAGCCGGCCAACGCCGTTCAAAGAGCGCTCTAGCGCCGCTTGCTGTTGGGAGAACTGATATGCGGCGAGCGCGGCGGCGCCGAACCCAGCCGTCAGCAACGTGATGGGGTTGAGCGCGAAGCGAAGGACGGTTTGGCCGAAACTCTTCAGTGCAGCGCCGGCGCCGGCGCTGCTAGAACCAAAAATATCCGCGACCTGCGAACCCTGCTGGATAAGCACAGTAAGTGGGGCCTGGCCGCCGGCAAGAGAGACGCCGATATCCTGGAACTGCCGAGATAGGTTGATCAGTTCATAACGTTGAAGACCGACAGCCTTCGTGTGCGCCTCTATATCCTTCGTCGCCGCTTTCTGCGTCTTCGACCAAAGATCGAGACGCCCAGTCATCGACGTGGCGTCACGGTTCCAATCCGTGAGGCGCGCCATCAGCGGGTCAGTTTGCGGCTCCTGCGCAGCATTGGATTGCCGCACTCTCGACCAAAGATCGAGCCTGCCCACCATAGAGTTCGAAGCCGCGTTCCATTGTCCGAGACGGGCCATCAGCGGATCAATGCTGTTCGCCGCCTCGGCCGCCGCAGCAGCGATCGATTTCTGGACGCGCGACCAAGTATCGAGACGGCCCGTCATGGAATTGGTCGCTCGATCCCACTCAGTCAGCTTCGCGATGAGCGGATCGATCTTAGCCGCCGCTTCAGCCGCGGCGGCAGCAGCAGACGCCTGCGCCTTCGCCCAGGCATCGAGCTTTCCCGCGAAAGAATTGACCTCTGCGTTCCACGCGCTGATGCGCGCAATCATCGGGTCGATCCGCGCTGCGGCTTCGGCGGCCGCTTCTGCGGCAGACTTTTGAGACCTGGCCCACGCATCGAGTCGACCGGTAAGAGAATTTGTCTCGCTGCTCCATGACGTTAGACGGCCGATGAACGTATCCATCTTTCCGTTATTGTCGTTCACGGCGACGCCGAACTCTTGCTGCTTTTTCGTCAGCGCGGCGAGTGCCACCTCATACGCCTTTGTCCCGCCGAGACCAGCGTTCAATGCGCGATTTACCGCCGCCTGATCCTGCTCGATCTGCCGAAGAAGCTTGTACTCTTGGTCATATTTCCGAGCGAGCCGCTCTAGCGCCGCCTCGTTGCGTTCCCGTACCTTCGATTGCTTATCTGTCGACGCCGCGACCGCATCAGAGGCCGCTACGGCCTTCCCCTCTGACGCAACAAGCTTGTCCAAGGCAGCGGCTGCGCGCTCAGCGCTATCCCCGCCTCGGACATCAATGTCGATCCGGCTTGTGACTTGCTCGGCCATCGGTTACTCCGGGAACGCTACAGCGGCGCGAGCACGCAGACCAGCAAATAGGGCCGATACACCAGCGGTATCCGTCACAGACACCTCATTCGCCGGCGCGTCGTCCGACTTCTTCCGGTTCAGGATCGGAATCACCGCGGCTTCCATTCGTCGCAGCGTCGAGAACTCCCATGGCGTCATCGCTATGTTCATTCCCTTCGCCCAAGAGAGTATTTCGCTCGGCTGCACCGGATTCGCGCCATAGCCGTTTCCTGTGCGGGACAGCGCGATCTCCGAAAACCACTGCCAGAGATACGCGGCGACCTCTGGCGGCTCGTCCTGATGCGGCGCGGTTATCGGAGCCAAGTAGACGAGCCGAACGAACTCCACCAGCTCTTGGGCTACGCCTTCAAAAAATTGGAGCGGTCCAGAACGAACGCCTGCGCCTGCTCGCGAAGCCATGGCAATTTCGTGTAGAGCACACGCGCGTTGTCGGCAGAGAACGAGAGCTCCTCGCTCCCATCAATCGCGAGCCCGCTCCAATCGATCGTCACGGCGACCAGCAGCTCGAGGTTGTCGGCTTCCATTTCCTCGGCCGAAATCTTCCCGCCACGAGCGCCTTGCTGGCGAGCGAGACGGCGATTGCGGTTCGCTCGGTCGGCCCGCTTGAAGCGCTCACTGTCTTCGCCGGCGAGCGTGATCGTCACAGGCTTCTTGTCTTCGGCGACGAGAACAGCTCCGCTGACCGGATTGACGACGGTCATGACGGCGCCGGACTCGGCAGCGATCGATGTATCGAGAGACGAGAGATTGAATGCCAAATTTGCCTCCGTTTGGCGATGATGCGGCTATCAGGTAGCCGCGACAGGTGTGATCTTCGAATTGATCGCCACGTTGAATGTGCGCTTCACGATGTTGCCGGTGTCGGCGACATTGAGGCGCTTCGACGTGACGAGACCGATGAAATATTCGATGCCATCCGTTCCGCCGACCGTGAGCCGGTTCGGAAGAACGATCTTGAACGGATAGGAATAGGGGGTTGCCTCCGCGGCGATCATCGCGACCTGTCCGGAGTCGTCCGGTCGATCGAGAACGGTTATCGCCAGCGTTCCGGCGTCGCGAGGCCCTTTCGATTTGAAGATGCGCGAATCCTGCAGCGTCGATTCTGTGAGAATCTGCGCCTCATCTCCGTAGTCGCCGACGCTGCGGACATCGCCGACCTCAGTCCACGACAGCGCGTTATACGCAGCCGCGTCGGCAGGCTCGGCGAGGACGGCCGTCGAAACATAGATCTTTGTGCCAGAGGCGCCGTAAGGCTGGCTCATGGTAGTAGGCTCCATCTAAGGGATTGCGGCGTCATCACGACGCTGCGTTCCTGCCTTGCCCAGGGGCGGGATATGGGCGAACGCGCCTGAGCGCGAAACTTAGTAGAAGTAGCGGTAAGGAACGACGACGCTCGCAATCCAATACGAGCCTTCGTCATGACCTTCGTTGATCGTCGGCGCGTCGAATGCGCAATCAACTCCATCGAACTTTTGGCCGCGGAAGATCGCCGCGATGGCCTCGCACCACTCCTCGGATTTATCGATCCCGATCGCGATCTCAGTCGCGACTGCGATGAATGCAGACGCGCCATCGCGATACCGCGGGCCGAGCGTGAGCTTGTCGTCGTTTGCGACGGGGAACGTCACGCGCACCCATGGCGATCCATCCGTCGGCGGCTCCATGTCGTGATTCACGCCGAGTATGACGCTGTTTGTCCAATTGGCGGATAACCGCGCGCGAATGGCGTCCTTTGCGGGTTTCGTCGCCATGCTATCTCATCTTCACGACGACGGAAGGGTTCCGCACGTCCTTGTCATACTGCCGTTGTTGCTTTTTCGCGCCGAACTCTTTCGAAGAATGGCCAACCGCCCATCGCTCCAGCATCGTGCCGCCGCCCGTTATTCCTCGCATCGTGTAGCGGATGTTTGCGATGTTGCCGAAGCGGCGCTTCGCCATGTCTGCGGTAACCTCGAACACGCCTTCCGGCGCTTGCTTCGATAGTCCGCGCTCGATCTTGCGCGCATATGGGACTGTCGAGATGAACACATATTCCGCGGCGATCTGCGAGGACGCGATCGTTTCGGCATCAATCTCGACGCCATCCGCGAGAATGATGATAGAGTCGCGATATCGGCCAGTTTTTAACGGAGAATTCTTGTGAAGTGTCGTCATGATCCATTCGAGCATCGGTCGAGCGAGTGAAAACTCGAATGTGATGTGCCCGCCATTGACGTTCACGCTTTCGAGCGCCGCTCCAACTTTTCCATCGACAATCTGTTTATGAGCCGGCGTCTCTCCGAGAACGGCGCGATTTGCGGCCTGCGCGTTGGCGAGAATTTCCCGAGCCTTATCCGCAACAATCTTCTGGCGCGCTTCGACGGAAAGATGGCGAGAGACGATCAGATCGATGTCTCTCGCGAAGTTCCCAATTCGAGCCATTGCGGATTAAGCGGAGCGGGCCAGAATCGCGATCTGGTATTTGTTTGTTGCGCCGGACGAGTTGGCGACCCTGAGAATGTCGCCGGTCGAGGCCGTCACCGTCGCAAGGCCGGCAGCGCCGGGCGATACGATTTCGAAAACCCCGCCTGGGCTGAGAGGCCAAAGCGCGGACGTAAATCCGGGAACTCCGCTCGCCGACCCGCCCATAGTCAGGTTCGTCGTATTCGCTGTTCCATCGTATTGCTGATTCACGATCACCACAGCGACGAGTTCCGCCGCAGTGATACTCGCGCCGAACGCGTCTGTCAGCACGCCCGCAAGGTCGATATCGTCATTCGATGCAGAATTGACAGAACGTTCCGCGACGTAAACGATATCGACCTGATTTGCTCCCGTCCCATTGGCGAACGAAAGCGTTTTGTCGATCGCTCCCGACCATGCCGGTGCATTTCCGAGAACGGCAGTCCCGGTCTGGCTCACGGAAATAGAAGCACGAACATTCGCTGCGACAGCCATAAGGGGGCTCCATCTGTTGGACCGCTTCACAGCGGGCCTGGGATTGGGCCGTCATCACGACGGGCCTTGATGCTCTTGCCCAAGGAGCATTAGGGCATTCGCGCTAGCGCGAAACCTATTTCACCGTCATTTCGATACGGATCAGTTCACCGCCAACATATGGCGCCGGCCATGCAGCTTGCACGATGCGAACGCGACCATTGGACAGGATGAGTTTGTCGCCCTTGATCGGAATGCGCGGGTCGCCTGCCGTCGTCGTCGCCAATGTAGCGGCGTCTGGCCAGTTTGCGGCGTCTATTTCCGTCGTCGAGATGATGACGTGGGAAAATCCGGATTCGAGACCATTGCCACCTGTAAATTCGTCGGGGCGGTAATCGCGCACGGCAGCATGCAACGCGACCTTCTTTGCCGGATCGCTTCCTTTCTGAAGCTCGCAGAACTCTCGGCCCGCCAGCATTCTGTCGAGAGACGCGCGCGCTTGGGATGGGGTCACGACTGCCGCCGTGGTGGGTTTCTGAACCGCTTCAATTGCCCGATCGCGATGTCTGGGATGCCGGCGGACTGCGCGTAGTTGCCGGTCGCAGACACCGCGAAATAGTCAGTGCGAACTCGCCCGATCCCCTCAACGTCGTCTTCGTATGTCTTGATCGACGGGTCTATCTGTCCCCTGGCCCAATATGATTGCAGGCAATCGATCGCTGCGCCTTTTAGCGCCGTCGGAACCGTCTCGAACCCGGCCTCATAGACTGCGACGATTTTTGTCGCGCAGAACTCGATGAAATAGTCACCGTTGAGCGGGCGGAGAATTCCGGACTCAGGATCGATCTCGTATTCATCGTCGTCGAGCGCGACGCCATCGACCGTTATGCTGGTCACTTCGATTTCATGGCGGCGCGCGAAGACAATGCAGTCCGATCGCACGCCACGGAACGTCTCTGATAGTGTTTCCCGGCGAAGAGTCGGGTCGCCACCTGATCCGATCGAGATATTGCACTCAGCCGCGATTGCCGCGGCGACGCGTAAATCCATTGCCGCCAATTCAGCGTCGTGTGTATTGTCGCTGACGCCAGCAGCCGTTCGTCTCTCCTGCGCCGTGAGCAAAGATAGATCGGCGGCGGGAACCGTGACGACGAGCTTAGTGCCGATCATCCCCACCATTGTTTAACCCACGGCTCTTCAATAGAGGAATCCCACGGCTTTGGATTGCCGGCGAAGAACACGATCGACGCTTTCTTGACGCTATCCGGGTGTCGGCAGTGCGACTGATAGGACAGAACGCCATCACCGCGGGGCGTGAACTTCGGAAGCTCGCGCCCCATTACAATCGCGAGCCATGCTTGATCCGAACCCATGAACCGGCTTTTGATAACCGACGCCTCTGTCTTCTTCGCATCGAAGCGGTCATAGACCTGCGGAGCCGCGCCAGCGTCCATCAGCACAAGGCTCGAATTGTATGGCGTCGAGCCCCAGTTCGGATCATCCCACGCGACGATTTGCTCCTGTCGCGCAAACAGGCGGTCAAGACGCCCCGTCACGATGCAATCGAGGTCCATCATCGCAATGCGTGACGCGCCGAACAATTCGGCGGCGTCGCGCCTGTAGAACATGAGCTTCGGATAGCGCCGCCCGGCTTCGACGAGGCGCGGCTCTATATCGACGATATAAACCGACGGGTCGATTCCGGTTGCGTCATCCGTCACGCAGACGAGCCTGTGCGGCGGCGCGAATTCATCGAGCATACGCTTGAGCATATTCACATGCTCGGCGCCATAGATCGCCTCACGCCCTATCGGACGCCACAGGAACGTAACGATCGCTAGCATTATACCGCTTCGGCCTCGGCAATCCACGGCGCGATTGCGCGGACCTTCTGATCTGCAGGATCGAACCGATCATAGAACGAGACCATCCGCGCATCTGGTGGGAGACCGCGCATCCCGCCTTTGAGATGGTCGCGGAAAGAGATCACGCCATCGCTTTCGTCGAATATCGCGGCTTCCGGCGCGAGATGCGCCACGACCGCCTGATCTGTTCCCGTCCATCCCGCCGCTTGCGCTGCGAGCGCAACTCCTTCCGGGGCCACGCGATAGGCGTCCCAAATATCCGCCCGGCTTCCTGCCGTCAGCAGCACAAGGGACGTGTTGAGCGCGAACCCTTTCTTGCCGATGGACGGACTTCGCCAAATCACCATCGGCTCGACCCGCTCGGTAAGATGCGTGATGTCGCCGACGATGACCGTGTCAAGATCGATCTGGAGCAGCCGCTCGCCAGCAATGTCGCGCATGGCCGGGTTAAACAGACCGAGCTTTCTGAAGCAGTTTCGGAGCGGCATTCTTTCGAAGCGCGGGATCGGCGCAGCTGCGGCGTCCAACGGCAGACATCTGACGCTTTCGTCAATGCCGCCAGCATCGTCAGTGAAGCAGACGACGCGATGCGGAACGTGCAGATGCGCGGCGAGCATTCTCACAAGCCTGTTTACGTGCCCCGCGTCGTAATGCTTCCAATTGCCAGAGTTGCGCCATTTCCAGAGGATGACGTTCAGCAACGCTCGATCCTCGCCAATCCCTTGACGCAATCGATCATCGTCACGCGATGGCCGAGATCGGAAACTCTCTGAAGCGTTGCCTGTTCGCCGCGACGCTTGGCGTCATGAAGCAGAACGATCGGCGCCAATTCAAGCGCCGATATGACGGTGTTCAGCCGCGAGCAGTTTTCTTGCCCCTTGTGCCGCACGGCGCTGCGCGCCTCGATCCCGACCGGCGAATCGACAAACGCGATATCGAACTCTCCGCTGATCTCCGCATCGAACTCGACAGGGCAGGAGTTCGTAAAGCCGATGATCTCGACGCGGCCTGCCTCGATGAACTCGCGAAGGCGATCTTCCGCCTTTTTACGCCATTCGCGATTGCATTCCGCCGACACGATCGACTCGACGCAGGCCTCGATCATCGCGAGCGTCGATGCGCCTGGACCGAACTCGAAAACACGCTTCGCACCACCAACGGCGCTCATGAGCGAGCCGTAGTCGTCGAACGTGAAGACGTTCTGCTCTGTTTTGAAGAGGTCGAACATTAGGCTTGGTTCGCCGCAATTCCAGCTTTCGCAGCCTCGGCCTCTTCCTCAGTCGCGAACCCGCGCGACACGTTCGCGTCTCCGCGCTTCACGAAGAAGCGACCGCCGGGGCCTTTCGCGACGGAAAGGTCCGCAACAGCGTCGATCTCGACGATGCGATCCTGCGGCGAGACGGCGACCTCGGTGATCGCCACGGCCGCAGGCGTCTCGACAGCCGCGACAACAGGCTGCGGCGGCTCCTGAACGGGAGCTGGCGTCTCGACAGCGGCGACGCTAGGCGCACGCCCCTTGACGAGCCAGTCGGCTTCCGCGGCCGCTCTCAGCGCCTCAGCATCCGCCCACGGCATCGCCGCGGTGTTCAGGCGACGATTCGACGGGCCGACCACATCGAATGTTTCGCGGCCGGCGCGCACAACCGAGAACGGCGCGTTCTCCGTCGGCATATCAGCCGGCGCTGGACCGATGCGGCCTCGCGCATCCCAGAACGCATATTGATCCGGCCTCAGCCAATAGGCTTTGCCCTTCACGAAGGTGCGACCATTGGCCGCCTCGACGGTAGACGTGACGAGAAAAACGACCTTGATCATCAAAGCCTCCGATGAGTTCGGCCGAGCATTCCCGGCCGAACATCAATTGATACGCGCGCCTTACGCGATGATCTCGTCGACGGCCGCGATGTCGTTGTCCGACGCCGGCGCGTTGCGCGGATTGATGCCGATCAGAATCGCGCTGGCGTCCGACGCCGCCGTGCCGACGGTCATAACCGCCTTCACATAGCGATGGCCCTCCGTCATCTCCTCGCGACGCAGATTGATAATCGCCTGCTTATTGCTGTCCGTCCCGGCCTGCGTAAGCTGGGTGATGGCCTTGCCCGTGATGTCGGCGCCGCCCGACGCTGCGACGGCCGACTGAAGCTTGAAATCGAGCGTCGCGCTCGATCCGAGATCGCCAGCCATGACGATCGCCATCAGGCTTTCGAACTTGCTCATGTCGACATAGCCGGACTCATAGGCCGCATTGGCGTAAGCGTCGGGATCGATGACGCCGACGATCGCAGCGAGTTCGCTGCCGAGTGCATTGGGAAACATCGTTTCTTCCTCATTTGAAGAGAAGGGGAAGCGGGGCGCCGAAGCGCCCCGTCATGCCTCGGCTATCAGCCGGCGCGGGTTTCGAGAGTGACCGCCCAGGAGCGCGTCGTCGAACCGTTCTCCGGCGCGATGGTCGAGCCCCACCAGGGCTGGCCCGTGACGCGGAAGATGAAGCGGAACGCCTCCATCGCCTGATCGAAGTAGAGGTGCATCGAAACGTCGGTGCGGATGTCCTGGCCCGCCTTCGTGAGCGCCGCATACTGCTGGAAATCGACCAGGATGATGTCGCCGACGGTGCCGAGGGTGGAGCACGCCTCGACCGGAATGACCGGGCGGCCCTTGAGGGTCGCATAGGGGCGCTCGGAAACGCCGCCCGCCGGCAGATAGACCGGGATCGGAACCGTCGATCCGGGCGAGAACTCCATCACGTCGAGCTGCGGCTCGATGTCCTGATTGATCAGCCACACCGCATTGCGGCGGCACGGCCCATACAGACGGTTCCACATCTTGTTGATGTTGGCATAGAGAATGGAAGCCGCCGCCTGCGACTCCTCCTGCGTCACGGTGATCAGCGAGGGGGCCGTCAGAATGCCGAGCGGCTGGCCGACGCCGGTTCCGCGCACGATCGACGTGTTGACCTTGGAGCGCATCTTGGAGGGCGCCTTGGCGCGCAGCCAGCTTTCCAGACCCGGGGCGTCGTCGAGAAGCTCCTCACTGACGGGAACGAGCGCGATCAGCTTATTCAGGCGCATCGTGTCCATTTTCAGCTGCGGCTTCGACTGGGTGGCGGCGCCGGCCTCGCCTTCCCAGTAGACCTGGATTCCGCCGCTGGACTGCCACGGGGTCGTCTCGTCCTTCGGGACGACGAGGTTGTTGCTGGACGTTTCGAGCCGATCGCAGCGGGTGAGGAGATTCTCATCGTCCATCACCTTCTGCCAAATCGTGCGGCGAAACTCCGGGGGAACCGCGAAGCCGCCGTCGGCGCCGGTTCCTTCGGAGCCGTAGGTGGTCGCTGCGTTCTGGAGGCGCTGATCGACGTTGCCGGGGTTGCGCGCTGCGCCGTAGACGGATTTCGCGAATTCGCCGAAGCTCTGGAAACCACCGCGCGAGTCGTGAACGCGCGGCGTCGCCGGGATGACGCGGCGGCCGTTGCTCTCGGGAGCGCCGGGCGCAGCCGCCTCGGGGCTCGTGCGGCGGCCCTGGCTCTGCGGCGTCATGTTCTTGCGAGCTTCGATCTGCGCCTTGATCTTGTTGGCGGCTTCGACGTTCGCGTTGATCTGCGCAACCTCTTCGTCCGTAAGATCGCGACCTTCCTCGTCAGCTGCTGCGACGATCGCCTCGCCATCCGAACGGAGATTCGCGAGACGGTCCTCCAGCGCGGCCAGCGCGTCCATCAGAACCGGGCCGAAAAAAGCGGAACTGACGGGCAAGCCGTTGCCGGCCCGTAGCACAACGTGCTTGGTCATTGTTAGTCCTTCATCGTGGTGTGAATGGGCTATCCGATGATCGGATCGGCTCGTGCAATGACGAGCCAACGCGCTGCCCAGGCGCGATCTTGTTCCGGCTTTGCCGGGAATCCTTATCTGGCGAAGCTCGCCAATGCTGCCGCCGCGCGGTTTCTTCGGGGACGCAGCGACTGCGGAACGTTCATGAACCTCGAAACGTCTCTCGTCGTCGATGCTGCCACTTTGAGGTTTTCGACGACGCGATTGCAGAAGCCGGCATCGACGGCTTCACGGCCCGTGAACCACGTCTCTGCATCCATCCACTCTTTGACCTTCTTCGCATCAAGGCCAGTGCGGTCGACGTATTTCTGAAGGATCATTTGGTTCGTCGTGCGCAGCAGAGCAGCGCCGCGGTCCAAATCCTGCGCCTCTCCATAAACCATCATTCTGGCGTTATGGATCATGAACATCCCGCCTTCGCCGATCGAAATGTCCGATCCGGCCATGGCGAGGAATGAAGCGGCAGAGCACGCCCACCCATCGATGTGAACCGATATCTTCGCAGGATGAGACACGAGCAATGTATACATCGCCTGCGCATCCTTCACCGACCCGCCTTCGCTGTCGATATGCAAATCGATGGCGGAAACATCGCCGAGCTTTTTCAGGTCGTCAGAGAATTTCTGCGCCGTTGCGCCATCGCCGAACCAATCGCCGCCGATCACGCCGTAAACATAAATCTCGGCGCGCTTCCCGCGCGCGACGACACGAATTGTCGAAGCGCGATTGTCGTTGCCTGTCTTCGCTGACATTTCGCCTCAGTCCAAGGTAATCATGCGGCGAACGTTGCCGTCGTCGTCTGCCATCTCGACAACGCGGAATTGATCGATGTTGGAAGGCACATACGATGTGGAGAAGGTGAACGAAGAGCCTTTGTCGCCCTTGATGCTTTTCCCCGGTTCCCCCGGCTTCCCAGCCTTGCCGACAACACGTCCGATCAAGTGTTCGTCACCATCTGTGAACGTAGCGACCAGATCGTTTCCGACTATGCGAAGCGACGCGATTCCGCGCCCCGCATCGCCCTTGATGCTTTTCCCTGGCGGCCCGACAACTCCCCCGGCGACGATCGTCGCCCCGTCGCTCATCGTTATGACAAGCTCGCCATCGCCATTCACGCTTGCATCACTGATGGAGCGCCCGGCAGGGCCTTCAATAGGCTCCGGCACAACCGGCCCCGCGTCGATGCGCCGATTATCTGTCAGCACGACTGCGAGCCGGCCCTCGGCATTGACGATCATGTCAGCAATGCCGACGCCATCCTTCGCCTTTGGAATGGCGGCGACGGCGCGGTGAACGGCAGACTCGACTAGCGGCGTCAATTCTTCATCGGTTGGGGGGTGGCCGTCCTGCGGCGGGCTCCATGTCCCGACAACTTCGTTGACCGCATCGACAACCATCGAGCGGACGGCGTCTTCGCTGATGCTCTCGCCGTCTTTCGGCCGCGGTAGCTTCGCCACTTCTGCGGCAATCATCGCCTGCACGACAACGGGGTCAATGTCTCTTCCGGGAGACGCAGGAGGAATCGCGGCGACCGCAATGGTAACTCGATCGGCGACAAGGCGCTCGATCGCGGCGGCATCTATCGCCGGGGCCGGCAAGGCCGCGACCGCGCGCGAAACTACCAAGTCAATGGGCGGCAGCTTCGCAACTTCCGCCGCCACCATTGCCTGCAAAACCACGGGATCGGCGTCCTTCCCGGCGGGCGCGGGGGGGATCGCAGCTACGGCAACAGCTACCCGATCCGCGATTAGTCGATCGAGGTCGGCGGTGACGACGGCTCCCTTAACTTCCTGCTTCGGGAGTTCACCAACAGCGCGCGCAACTTCGGCGGAAATCACGGGCCTTACGTCATCGACCGTGACGCTTTCCCCATCCTTTGGACGCGGAGCCTTGGCTACCTCTGCGGCCACCATCGCCTGCACGACCAGCAAATCAACGTCTTTGCCGGGGGCAGGGGGTGGGATCGCGGCGACGGCCGCCGCGACGCGATCAGAGATCAGACGATCAAAATCTGGCAGGATTGCCGGAGCCGGCGATTCCGGTTTCGGCAGAGCGCCGACGACACGATCCACTTCTGCCGCGATCAGCGGCTTCACGTCGTCAACTGTGACGCTCTCTCCATCCTTCGGCTGACGGAACCCGGCAAGCGCCGTGTAGACGCCATCAATGCGCTCTTGAATAGCCGTCAGGTTAACCGGCTCACGGGCATTCAACGCCGCCACCGATGCTTCAACCCGCCTTGCGATCATGCCCTCGATAGAGGCCACATCAATTGCCGGAGCCGGAGGCGTAACCCGGCCTGCTTTAAGCGACCTTCCGTCGCTAAGCATCGCCACGAGGATATTGTCTTGGTCGATGAAGAGGCTTGCGATCGAAACGCCGTCTCGCGCCTGCGGCCGGCTTTCCAGCGCAGAAATGCGGGAGCGAAGATCGGCAATGACAGCCCCAGCCTTATTCGCCCATTGCCACACCGCAGCGAGCGGAGACGGCTTCTCCTGGCGCGGCGGCAGGGCGCTTGCGCGATTCGTCACGACGCCTTCCATCACGCGAACTCCAGCCATGCTTCAGCGGCGACGCGCGCCGCCACTGCCTCGGCGTCTTCCGTCAACGGATCGGCGCTTTCTTCAACCATAGGGGCCGCGTTCTGCTCTCCGCCGGCGGCGGCTTGCTCCGGCCCCTTCGCGATGAATTCGAGCGGGACCATCTGCTGCTGCATGACGTGGATATCGCCGTCTGGTCCGAGCGTGTTCTCGTCTTCGAGTTCGAGGATTCGGTTCGGCGAATAGGCGCCGACGAAATGCATCCCCTTGTAAAACTCCATGCGAGATTTCATGTCGCCACGAAGAAGCGCGTTCATGTTCATTTTTGTGTAGAGACCGCGCCGGTTTTGTCCGAATAGCTTAAAATCAGCCTCGTCCTCAAATCGCTTTACCCATGGCGAAACTGAGTCGACAACCACCTCTATGGACTGATGCTCGACGCTGTTGTAGCTGGACCTTATTAGATGCATCACCTTATGCGGCGGAACGCCGAACCATCTCGTGATTTCTTCAATAAGATATTGGTGGATTTCGATTAGTTGCGTCTTCTCGATATCAAGCCCGATCGCTTTGATGTCAGCATCATTGTCGAGATGCGCAGTGCGCCCAGCTCGCCAAGGCCCCTTGTAGAGTTCTTCGAACTCCTTGCGTTGAAGTTCCAGCCCGGCCTCAGAAAGGGCCTTCTTATTGATGACGACAGTCGACGGCGTGGCGCCATTCCCGAAAAATGCCGCGCCGAATATCTGTGCGGCGCGCGCCCACCCGAGCGATTGCGCCGCATATTCGATCACGTTGACGCCAACGACACCTTCGCCGAAGCCACGCATATGGAAAACATCTTGCGCGTCGAGTTCGATCTCGCCGCCTCGGTCGTTGCAGACCTCATAGAACAGCCGGCCGGTGTCGACATCGCGGCACACTTCGACGCGCTCGGGATGGATCGGCCAGAGAGCAAACGGCCGGCCAGCCTGATCGCGCTCGATCTCCGCATAGCCATTGCCGTATCGAAGCGCCCAATGCGTCATCGTCTCGCGAAACTGGAAGCTCGACCACTCAGGGTTCGGACGCTTGTAGATCAGCCAATCGACGGGATTCGCGCGCTGGATTTGCGCGCCGCGATCTCCGTCCTGCATGACGTGCCACGGGAGGACGGCGACAGTCTGAGACAGATAGCGAAGGCACGCCCAAACCGCGGAAATCGTGACAGCGGTGTCCGGCGTGATCGAGACGCCGGCAATCGTGCGCGGGCCGTTGTGGATGCGGCGCGCGTCGGGATCGCGGGGGTCCGTCGATGTCCGCTGCGCATCCACTCGCGACCAGCGCCCGCGGCTATTCCTGAGCTTTCTTGTCATCCCCAGATATCGTCCGTCGACATGTGCTTGCGTTCCCACCTTTCGCGCGCTTCTTTCCATCGCGGATGCGCAGGATTCGCGAGGATTGCCTCGTCATCGTCGTTTGATTGCGCGTGATTGGCGTTGGCTTTTCTCGCCAACAGGTCGAACACGGAAGTTGTTTCAACCTCAGCGGCCAATGCCCGCGCCATTGCGTTCAACAGCGCGGCAGCTCCGTCGATCTTTGCTTCTGGGCGCTCTTTGTATGGGAAGACGTTTTCGTTCTTGTCTTCCTTGGCGCAGACATTGCCGATGCACCACGCCATGACGGGGTTCCCATCATGCCGGATGCGGCCGGATGAAATCGCTGCATCAAGCGTCTTCATCGGCTCCGACAAGTTCTTCGTCGTTTGCGGAACTTCTGTAACCGTCAATCCATGTTCGTCTTGGAGACGCTGGCACAGAGAACGCGATCCCCACGGGTCGTATCCGATATCGAGACAACCAACGAGGTTCGCCAACTCGACAATGTCAGACTCGATCAGCGGCTCATCAATGACGTTGCCGCCAGTCAGGTTGAGATATCCCTTCTCATCCCATTCGCGGTAGAAGATGGCTTTCGGGTCTTCGGCCTGCGCTTCTGGAACATAGAAGCGAGACACGACGCGGAACTCTCGACTTCCGTCTTCGGTGAACCGTGTCAGCAACAGCACAATCGCCGTCAAATCTTTCTTCGACGCGAGATCGAGACCGATGTAGCAATCCCAACCGTCGGCAGCCAAAGCGGCCGGGTCGAATTCCTCTTTGAGACCTTCCCACAACAATGAATCGAAGTAGGGAGAGCCGGCCGATACCCATTCGTCGAGATGCTTCGTCTTGTAGATCGCGGCTTTGCGCGGCGATGAAATCGCTTCTGCAAGACGGGCCTTTAGAAACTCCGCAGAAACCGAAACATCATAGTTCGGGTTTGCCTTGACGAGCGATGCTTCCGATGACCAGTCGTCAGGCGGGAGAGTCACATAAAAACTGCTCCCGTCTAGTCTGCACCTTTCGGCGCTCAAAATATGCGAGTGCCTTGCGTATAGACTCTTCAGTATCTCCGAGAAGACCGATCCCTGAGTTGCACTTTTGACACAGTAGCCCTCTGATATCTCCAGAAGAGTGGCAATGATCGACGTAAAGGACCCTGTCTCCACGTCCGCAGATGTCACACACTCCTTTACGCTCAGAACATAATCTCTCATACTCTGAAACTGAGATTCCGTGGTCGTAGCCGAGTTGGTAGTTTTTGCGGGCGCGCTTCGTCTCTGGCTTACTTCTCCATCTTGTTTGTGCCGCGCGGCAGCGGTCTCTATTTTTTTCAGCCCACTTTTGGCGCTTCTCAATTGACCGGCGCTTATAATCCGGGTCTCTGTCGAGCAGGTATTGCTCGTAGCAAGACCCGCATAGTCCGAGTTTTGCGTTTCTGATCGGCCGGTCTGGGTGGTTTTTGCATCGCCTGGTCGCGTCGGAACGACGATCCCGCGTGTAACACAGCAGGCAAACGCCTCTCGAACGGATTGGTCGATCTGGGTGATTTGGGCATTGACCCTTCGGCATTCGTAGTCCAATCGTTCAACTGCGCGATACGACTGGTATTCAACTACTCTCTGTTGATTGTCAATCCCATAAATCAGAACGAATAGTTCGTCGCGCTCGATCGTGCCGGAGAGAACCGCTTGCGCGTCCTTGTCGTATGCGTAGCACGGCCCGCCCGTGCTCGATCCTGCCGTCGTGATGATGAGCATTAGCGGCTGCTCGCGCGCTCCCATGCCGGTGATCATCGTGTCGACTAGATCATCAGTCTGGTGCTCATGATACTCGTCGATGATCGCGCAGCTCGGCGATGCCCCATCGCCTGGCTTCCCGATGACAGGTTCGAACTTAGAACCGGTCCCCATGACGTGAAGGTTCGAGGCGTTTGTGGTTATCTTCGCCTTCGCCTTGAAGGGGCCATTTCGCATCGCCATGATACGCGCCGGGCCGAATACTTCCCATGCTTGTTTCTCGGAAGAGGCTCCTGAATAAACCTCGGCCCCGGCCTCGCCATCAGCGGTCAGCATGTAGAGGCCGATCGCTGCGGCCAGCGCCGACTTGCCGTTTTTGCGTGGCACCCGAAGATAGGCTTGGCGGAAGCGCCGCTTGCCAGTCAGCTTATTCAGCCACCCAAACACATTGCAGACAAAGAACGCCTGCCACGGCTCGAGTTTCAGCGTCTCACGCTTAGCTGACCACTTGCCTTTCGTGTGGACCATCGCTTCGATGAAGCGACACGCCTTCGTCGCCGCGGCAATGTCGTAGCGGAACGGCCAGTCCGCGCGTTCCGATTTTGCCAGATCGTCGAGATAGCGTCGCGCCGCTTTGATCGTCAGTTGGCAGGCTGGACGCTTGCCGGAAATCAGGTCAAGTGCATATTGATGTGCCGCGGCCGTGAACGGCGAAAGCACCCACGGCTCAGGAGGCTTCTTCGTCATTAATTTCCGAACATCTCGTCAAAAACCGACGCCTCTTTCTCTGGCTCGCCAGAGACCCGCGACCGGTCGGCCGGCGTCATGCCGAACTTGGCGAACCACATCGCAAGCCGGCGATCGGCGTCCGAGATATCCGCGATCTCCGGACGCGCGCGCCGCATCGGTCCGCCCTTGCCGAAGGTCCAATAGTAGCGCTCGTTCTCGGCGGCGACTTCTCGCCGCTCGCCTTCGACCTCAAGCACCAGCGGCCTCGCCAGAGAAGCACGCGCCGCCCGAATATCCGCAATCGCCTCAGACAGCGCCTCAAGCGCCAGCCCGTCCGCTTCCGTCAGCACACCCATGCGATCGGCAATCAGAACAGCCTCGACCCATCCGGCCTTACCACGGTCGCTCAAATGTGCCGGCGGAGAAGGACGTTCTCTCTTCGGCTTCGGAGCCTTCGGATTCATCCGGCATGGTTGCGCCGTCCCGGACACCAGCTTCAGGTGATCCGGCTTTCTCGGTCTTGCCACAGAAAGACTGCCTCTTCATTTGCGGCGCGCTTCGGCGCCTTCACGCCCGCTCTTGCTCATGTGACAGCGGTAACAAAGCGGCTGCAGATTCGATTTCCGATCCGTCCCGCCATCACACTTCGGAACGATGTGATCCACATGCGTTGCAGCAACTCTGTCGCCGTGCTTGGCATGTTCTCGACACCACGGCTCGGCCTCAAGAACTTCAGCCCTGAGCTTTCCCCAATCGGTTCCATAACCTCGACTCGCCGCGCTCTTCTTCCCAGGAGCATGAACCCACGGCGCTCTTCGCTTCCACCCAAGCGGACGATGAAGCGGCGGTGCTTTTGGCATATAACTAACTGGTTATCTTTGTCTTTGGTTTTGCACGCGCAAAAAAACGCTTCCCATGCCGGTACGCGCCCCTCCGCCCGCGGGTTTTCACCACCCCCCCTAGGGCAGCGAGGCCGCAAGCGCGGCTTCCGAGGCTCTCCTGGCGCAGCGATCTCGCCGGCTTGCTAGAGGGCAGGCCCGCAGTCGCCATCGCTCAGCCACGGCCCGTTCTGCGGCTCATGGCGTTGGCCGTCTTCATGGCGTGGCGGCGGTATCCGAGGCGTCGCCGGCCTAAGACGCGGGGCGGGCGATCGAAGGGACATGCCAGGCAAAGCGCCACGAGATCAGCGATAGCCTGATAGAGCGGCGATCAGCACAGCGAGAGACGAGACGACGGCGCAGGCAATGGCGAGAGATTGCTCGGTCATGGTCAGCAAAGGCCAGGCAGCCCGAGCGGATCAACGCCATCAGGGTCGGCGGCGCTCTGCCGCTCAACTAGGTCGAATGTCCGCAGCGTCTCGACCAGGCGCTCGCCGGCGGGGCGATCAGCGTCGAGAGGCGCCAGCGTGACGACGACCGTCGCCTCTTGCGCGGTGAACGTCATTTCGAGCTTCGAGATGCGGTTGCCATCGAGGCCGAGGGCCTTGCAGATTTCTGCGCCGATCTTAACGTCTTCCCCGGCCTAAAGGCCGAGGATTTCCACTACTGGAGCGCGACGTTCCGCGCCGATCCTGAGAATGTTCCGAGCCGCGTTCACGTCCCTGTCGAGAAGAGAACCGCAGTCATCGCAATGCCAGGACCTTATTCCAAGACCCGCGATACCTTTCGGCCTCGTGCTGCTGCTCAACGAACCGCAGCACGAACAGGCTTGGGAAGTCATACGTTCGTTGACGATTATTTCCAGATCAGCCCTCTTACGATCATGGAGATTGTTTCACGATGGACGCCGTATTCAGTCGCGAGAGAAATGTTCGATTCACCGGATTCGCGCCGACGGCGAATTTCTGCGGCCGAACCTGCGTCAAGTTTTTTCGCGCGGCGCGGGTTTCGTGTTCCTGTAAACTTCCCAGAAGAGACCGTCTTCGCGGAACCCTCCGCGCGTCCTTACGGCCTTCGCGCTTCGATTGAGGCTCTGAAGGGGTGGGCACCGGCGAGTTGCTCCGCTTGCCGATTGCGTCCGCTAGTAAGCGACCATAAACGATAAGGTCATGCCGTCTGGCCGCCGTGTCCTGCTCCTGCGGACGCCTCGCTAGCGATATCAATCCCATCGATCTTAGCTCCATTTTCCCCTCCACTCTTTTGCCGCTCTCGAAACCCCGCCGCGCAGGCCACCGAGACGGCCCAAGCTTGCCATCTCAGACGTGTGCGTGGCTTTCGTATCTTGAGCGTTGCCGACAGCGATATCAACAACCAGTTTCGCGAGCTGGTTGGGGTCGCGGGGGCGTTTCGGCCTTTTCGTGCTCATGGCTAACCTCTTAGCGTAGAGCGTCCAAGGTGGGGATAATTCAGAGCCCGTCAATCCCGTCGAATTTCAAACTGACCCACGACCAGGCGTCTTTGACGCGGTATCGGAAGGTGATAATCAGGCGGCGGGCCGTTCGACTGTTGGTGCAGTTGGTCGGTCAAGAACCCGCCGTGCGCTGGAACGCGCGGCGGGTTCGCCTTTTGTATCCTCCCGACGCGGCAAAAGCAAGGCGGCGCTTACGCGCCCCGCTATCCCTCCCCGGCATGAATGCCGGGGTTTCTCGCGGAGGATTCGATGAGCGAGCCTCACACAGGCGGTGGTTTTGAGGCCCATCTGCAAGGCAGTGGGAGGTTATTCGGCCGGCGCTAAAGCCCCGTGTCACCAGCGGGGCCACTCTGTCCTTGAACAGGCGCTCCCATCAGCGCCGGCCGATATTGGAGCCCGCGGCCACGATTTGAACGGGCGACCGGCGCGTTACAAAGGCGCTGCTCTTCCAACTGAGCTACGCGGGCGATACTGAAGACCCCAAGACCGCTCGCCGGCGCCGGCTTACGATCCCACCGTGTGACACGCGCTGGCATGTCCGAGGACAGAGGCCGGGGCCGATCCCTTTCGGGAGAACTGGCGGCGGGCGTCGCACCCGCCGAGCGCTATTTCCATAGCCGCGCTTGGCGTCTTCCGAGCGGCGTAGATCGACGGCGTTCAGCTTGTGTAAGCGCGCAACCGAACTTGCCCTACGCTATTGCGTCGAATGTCGTCCGGTCGCTATCCGGACAGAGCACACCCGACCTTTTCGTCACCCCATTGCTGGCGCTCGAAACCGAATCAAACGCCCGCCAGCCTCTCGGCTCCGGGCGCAGAACTCCATTCGCGCCGAAGCGCGCTTGCTGTGAGGCGGCGGTGTCCGCAGCAGTTAATCCGCCAGCTCGACATGCTCAGGGTCGACGGCGACCGTCTGAGACTTCCCGAGCAAATCAACCCTTACCAAGACGCGGCCTTTCTTGTCAACACCCTCGCATTCAGAAATCATATCGCTGATCTTCCCGAGTATAAGCCGAACGCGCCGCCCTTTCTGGAACGGGATTTTCTTGCCGACGATCTTCGGCCCTGCATGCTCCATCGCGTCGATCCAATCCGGCCGGATTTCTGCCGGGACAAAACGATCTCCGTTCCAAGAGCCGAGGATGTAGCAGACCTCTCGCACATCGCGCAGCCTGCCGAGGTCGGACAGGCGATCGGCGCGCACGAAGACGTAGCCCTGCATCAGCGAGGTCTTGATCGGCCTATCGGACATCTTGCCGGTTCGGGCGTTCCGAAAATACCGATGCTGCTCCGGCCGGAACGTCCTCCACCCGGCTCGCCTGAGGTGAGTCTCGGCCAGGTGATCGCGCCCAAAGGTTCGGATGACATGCCAGCTCATCCCCCGCCGTCCTTTCCTGATGCCGTTTGAACGCTGTTCAAGCCGGTCTGTGTAGCAATTCAGCCATACTCGGCTACGGGAATGGCTGAGGCGGTAGGTAAGGCGCTCCTCGGCCTTCCCTGAGAATTTCCCTTGCCGCTTCCCGAACCATCGCCCGCCAGTCCCGCCCCACGCCTCGCCGGAACTCCCAAACCGCGATCCGACGCCGGCGGATCACGAGCTCGCGGCGATGCAGCCGCTTCCGGGGCCGCCTCACCGGCCAGCCTCGCGGCGGATGGCCTCGAGCTCGGCGCGGGTCTTGGCGCGTTGGACGCGGCGGCTGCAGGCCGGGCTGCAGGCCCGCTGGAACGACAGGCCGAGGAACGGCGCTCCACAGGCGAGGCAGGTCTTCGGCGTGCGGGGCTGGGGCGGCTGGCGGCGGGGCGTGGGGGTCTCGGTCATCGGGGAGACTCGCTTCCCCAGTTCCGCCCGATTGCCTTCCTGATCCGCCGCGACTCGGCTCGCGTCGAGCGGTTCCGGCTGCGGGAAGCGCACAGCGGCGCGCAAAACATCTGCCGGCCCTGCGTCGGCGCGAAGTAGGAGCCGCACTCGGCGCAGCGGCGCGTCTCGAATTTCCGGGCTCCCATCACAGCACCTCGCGAGCGAATGCGGTGATCTCCGCGAGTTTCGCCTCGAGTTCGGGGGAGACGGATACCGGGCCGGTGAGATGCGCCGGCGGGTTCGCGAGAAGGGCCTTGGCCTCATCCTCGGTCGGGAAGCGCGGCCGCTCGGCCCTCTGGCGCTCTTGCGGCACGCCAGCCTTAAACTGATCGACCATCGCCTGAACATGAGCGCGCGCTTCCTCCGATTGCGGCCCGCGCGCCTCCGAGCGTGCCGAAATCTGCTCGGCGATGATGCGCTCCATCCGGTCGGCGTCGGCGCGGCGCTCCAAGCGAGCCAGGATCGTCTGGCGGATTTCCCCCGGCTTAGGGCACCACGTCCCGTCGCCGAGGTCGCCGATGCGATAGAGCCGCAAAACGGCGATCGTCTCAGCCGCGGGAAGGCCCGCCAGCGCGTCGGCGTAGAGGCGCTTGGTCACGGCGGGGTTTTCTGCCGCATCCGCCGGCATGGCGAGCCCCATGAACATCGCTGTCAGCTCGGCGGAAACTTCAGTCGGCAGAACCGTATTCGTCGTCAAGGAGGTCGACGGTTTTGCCGGGCGCTTTGCCGGGCTCGTCGGTAGTCTTGTGATATCCCCAATCTGCTGCATGGCCGTGTTGCTCGGATAGTTCGCGTTCGAAGTCGGCGAGGAACGGATTGCGCTTGGCGGGTTTGTGCGGGCCGGCACGGGCGTTCGATTTCGCTTGCTCGTTTCGGAACCAGTCGACTCGGAACCCCTGCCACCCGAGCGCAATCCACATCGCGGCTCCGGCTTCAGGGTTCCCACATTCGACGAGAGCTTTGGCATTCTCCGCGGCGGCGCGTGCCGTCAGCGGCTTGCGGAGCTTCTTGCGATGCTCGACGATATCCGCCGCCGTTTGGCGAGACACGCATTCGGCGAGAATGTCGATCGGCTTGCGGGCCTTGGGGTCGTCCGGCTCGTCCCCGGCCGACGCAGCCTCTCGCCGTGGCTTTCGGCCGGGCTCAGTTTGGTCGCCATGGCCGGCTGCTTCCGGCGTAGGGGTGCCTTCCGAAGGAAGGGGGTTAACTAAACTAGGATTCTCGTTAGAGAATCCGACCGGGAAACCGGGCGCGTGCGTGGTTGTATCATCTACGCGCGAGGGGTCGGCGTCACGCGATGTCACAGGATGTCCCACGATGTCCGCGGCGTCACGCGGAGTCACGTCACGTCCGCGTGACAGCGCGGACGTTATGGCCCGGCTCCGCCGTTTGCGGGCGGCATCTTTGGCCCGCCTTTCAGCAATGGCCGCCTTTTCGGCCTCTTCAAACTGCGCGGAAACCGCGGCTATCTGTTCGACTGAACAGCCGGCCGCGGCCATCGCTCTGATCGTCGCAGCCAAGCTCAAAATGGCGCTCCGATCTTTTGCAGCCACTGATCGTAGGGGTCTTCAAAATCGGAGCGGCGATCCATTTTCTTGGCGCGCCGTTCCATCTCGTCGATGTCCGCTCCATTGCGGACAAGGTGCTCGAGATAGTCGACGATATTGAAGTGACTCGCGCGGATGCGTTTCCTGATGATCCCTTGGATGTAGAGAATCCTGCCGAGATATGGCCGCTCGGACTTTTCCTTCGCGATGCGCGCAAACGTTGGAATCTTCGCAAATGCGATACGCCAACTCTCTTCGCTGCCGTCCTCATAGGCATCAAAAGCCTCATCGACTGCTTCTATTATCGCGGACTCTCCATAGGACTTTAGCCACCTAGACAGCTTCTTCCGGCCGGAGTCGCTTGGTATATAGTTCGATCGGCCGCCGATGATCGTGCAGACCGCTTCAAGCGCATCTGACTTTGCGGACTGAATTCCATCGCGCCACATAATGAGCATTTCAAGCTGCTCTCGCCGCTGACTTAATTCTTCGAGCTGTGCTCTCTGCTTGTCGAGAATGGTCGTTTCGGAAAGGCGCTTATCTCGCTTGCCGTTGTTGCACGCGTGGCACGACGTAACGAGATTCATCGGGTCGTTGTCGCCGCCACTGGCGACCGGCTGCAGATGATCGCACTCCAAGACGACATCTGGAGCTTTCGCGCCGCAATATTGGCATGTGAACTTGTCGCGCTTGAATACTTCGAAGCGCACGGCTTTAGATATCGCCACGCGTTTGTTCTTCAGGCGTTCGCTTGCGCGCTTCGGCGCGCCTGTGCTAGGCGTCCGCGGAGCCATCGTCATGTCCTTTGCATGAGGGCGGTTAGAGCGCGCGCCCGGTCTGCAAACCGGCGCGCGTTCGTCTTTTTTGGGCGCTTCGTTTGATTCAAGCAAGTGAAACCGTCGCTTGGGCGCGGTTTGCGCACGATGTTTTCGGCGGGCGGCGGCGGTCGCGGGTTCAGCCATGGTCGCCGCCATCCCGACGCGCCCGGATCGCGGCGGCGGTCGACTCGCGCTCTTTCGCAACCGCCGCATCCATCGCGATCGGGATGGCTTCAAGCGCCTTGCGCGCGACCTCCTCAGCCGCGGCGAGCTCGGCTTTGAGCGACGCGATCTCCGCCTCCATCCGCTGACGATCACGCAACGCCGCGACCAGCGCCTCGGGCGATTCCGCGCCGGAGAAGTCGCGGCACAGGTCGCGGTAGTCGTCGCGCTCTTTGGTGAGGCGCGCGATTGCTGAGAGGAGCGGGCGGGGATCGGTCATGCGGGCTCCTTCATGCGCAGCGCTTCCATCGCAACAGCTACGAACTCGGCCGCGACTTCGGCATTGATCGCGTTCCCGTAGCCTTTGAGCATTTTCGCGCGCGACTTTCCCGCAAAGGGGCCGCCTGATCCCACACGGAAGGCAGCCCCATCAACCAACGGGAATGAGCCGGGCTCAACTGGCCGCCACTTTCCGTCCGTGCATCCGATCCAGTCAGCATCTCGCCAGAAGCCGTTAGGCGGGCCGGGCCGCACAAGATCGCCTGACGCCCGAGCAGCGCATTCGTCGGAACGTCCGCGTTCTGACAAGCGCCGTCCTTCCGGCCCCGGCTTGTGGGCGTCGCCCAGCTCGCTAGCCTCACGTCCTTGTCCAGATGCGCGTTCCCGCCGCCCGCCGTCTCCGTCGTCCTGCCGCCCGAGCAATCGGATGCTTTCGGAGTCGGCCAGCTCGCCAGCGCCGCGGCTCCCGGAAGCTTCAAGCATGGCGTCTCGTGATTGCCCTGTGAATAGCTGTAGCCGCTCCCTTTCGCGTCGTTCACGACAGGCGTCGGCCACGAAGAAAAGCCGTTGTCGGACGTTCGGCGAGCCGACGCCCGCAGCGCAGAGATCAAACGCCAGGAAGGTGTAACCCTCTCCTTCCATGTCAGATTGAATAACGTCGAGCCAAGCGAGGCCGTCCTTGCTCGCAACCTGCTCTCCAAAGCACACTGGAGGACGGCAGCATCGGACGAGATGGTGAACATAGGGGCGTAGGTACCGCTCGTCAGCAAACCCAGCTTTTCGGCCTGCCGAGGAGAAAGGCTGACAAGGCTCGCTCCACGTCCAGACTCGTCGATCGTCGGGCCAGCCGGCGCGTCGGAGTGCGTATGACCAACCTCCAATGCCGGCGAAGAAGTGACATTGAGTATATCCAGCAAGCTCATTTGGAACGACATCGCGGATGTCTCTTTCGTCAACGTCGCCAAGAGCGATAGCGCCGCAATCGATCAAATTTCGCAGCCACTGCGCGGCGTGAGGATCGTGCTCGTTGTAATATGCGCGAGCGGCATTCATGCACGCCTCCGCATCGTCAAGATCACCGTGTTGACCATCGTCCCGCCCTCTCGAAGCGAGCCCGGCGGGAGATCGCGGAACGTGCCGCCGTTGGATTCGACGAACGCGCTCATGCCGCCTCCTCACCCGCGCTCTCGCGCAGCACGTCGAAGAGGCTCGGCGCGCCAATCTGCCGCTCGGCCGCCTGCAGATACTTCACGCCGTCGAAGAAATAGGTCGATGACAATTCGACCGCTCGGGCGCGTCGCTTCAAATGCAATGCCCGATATGGAACGGTGAACAGCCCGCCGAACGGGTCATAGACCAGCTCGCCTTCATCCGAATAGCGTCGGATTAATCGATCGACGATGTCGAACTGCAATGGGCAGACATGCTGTTCACGCCCGCTCGCGCTCTGCGCGCCGTTCAGCGTGCGCATCCTGTTCACATCATGCCAGACGTCCGGATGGCGCGAGCCTGGTGCCAGGGCCATGAAGGTCGATGGTAGGGCGCCGCGCGCTTCCAGCGCCTCGCCGATGCGAACATGCGCCTCATAATCATAGAGACCTTCAAGGCTCCATTGCGTGAAGAGTTTCGCCAGCGAGCCGGGGTCAACTCTCGCCATTTCTTCGGGAGTCGCCAAACGATCTCCGGACGATCTCCAGAATGAATGCGCGTCGACTTGCCAACGCGCTAGGCTATAATCCTCGCGGGTCCGAGTCACCGGCTGATCGGCATAGCCGCGCCCCCGATCGCTCTGCGGCTTGCGCATCACGACGACATATTCCGGACAGCCGACGCCCATCTTGGTGGCGTCTTTCAGCATCTCCGAGTAGCCGAGCCGATATGTCTGATTATTCTCCCGCACCACATCGGTGACAATGGTAATAAGCGCCAGATATTGGAATCCGTACCGGCGGTAATGTTCGATCGTCTCGCAATGAAACGGCGAGAGCGTCGGCACGCCTTCTCCCGTCACCGAGCCGAACAATATCCGGTCTTTTACATGAATCGCGGCGATCCGCCCCGGCTTCAGCGCGCGCCGCAGTTCTGGCGTCAGAAAACCCATCTGCGCCCAGAAATGCCCATTGTCGTCGGTATGGCCGAAATCATTGTAGCTCGGCGTGTATTCGTAGTGATTGGCGAATGGGATCGATGTCACGATGAGGTCGAGGCTGTCGTCGGCGAGCCTCCGCGCTTCATCGACCGTGTCATTATTAGCAACGGCCCACCCATTGCCGGATACTTCGATCCGCTCGACGCCGATCGTGCGCGCCAGCGTCTCGCTCATCTCGATCTCATTAAGACCATAGGTCTCGACAATTTTCGTCATGGTCTCGCGCAGCTCCGTGTCCCGCTTCCATTTCGCCTGGAGATCGCGCCACACATGCCGCTCCGTATCAGCGAAGATCACATCGATCCGCACCGGGAAACGCTGTTGAAAGCGCTGAATGCGATGCACCGCCTGGATGAAGTCGTTGAACTTGTGGGATACGCCGCAGAAGATCGCCCGGTGGCAGTGATGCTGAAAATTCGGCCCCGATCCGGCGATGATTGGCTTTGTCGAGAGCCGTGACAGACGTCCATCAGCGAAGTCCCGCATGATGTTGCGGCGTTCGTCGATGTCCTGTGTGCCATAGACGGAGACGACGCCTGGGATCGCCTTCTCGATCGCGCGCCGCTCATCCTCTAGATCGTGCCAGATCAGGAAATGATCGCCCGGCGACGCCGCGATGATCTTCTCGACCTCGGCGATCCTCGCGGAGAGACTTGCGCGCCGGGCTCGCGCGGTCTGGCCGAGGTCGCCGCCCGCTTCGTCCAGCAGTTGCCCTTGGCCATCCCGCTCGAAGCGATAGCCGTCGACACGCGTCGAGACCTCATGCGCGACGAGCTCCAGCGGCGGCAGATCATATCCCGCATCCGAATAGCCGAGGTCAGACGGCTTTTCGAGGAAGACTGCCCATGACCCAACCCACAGCCAGAACTCACGCTCCTTGTGCGGATAGAGAGTGAGATTATTCGCCTTGGTGGAATCCCGCTGGAAAAACCGCGTCAACGCCTGGCCGGTATCCATCACGCCCAGAAAGCCGGCGTAATGGATCAACTCCTTGTAGCGATTGGGGGAGGGCGTCGCCGTGGCGACGAAGCGGAAGCGCACGCGCTCGAAGAGCCGGAGAAAGGTCTGGAACGTCTTCGAGCCATAGGAGCGCAGCACGCTCGCCTCGTCGAGGCTGACGGCGAGAAATTCGTTCGGGTCGAGCTTCCCGTCGCGGATGGGTTCGTAATTGGTGAGATAGAGGCCCGTCTCACCACAATCCTCGATCCGGCGAATAACGCTGACCTCGACGCCGAGCATGCGCGCATCCTTGACGATATCGCCATGCACTCCATAAGGCGCGACAATCAGCCCGCGCCCGCCATAGCGCAGCGTGGCGAGACGCAGCAGCTCGATCTGCATCACGCTCTTGCCGAGACCGAATCGCGCGAAGATCGCTCGCCTGCCGCCGCGCGCCGCCCATCGCACGATCGCTTTCTGATGGCCGAGCAGCACGGGCGAAATCTCCGCATCATCGACCTCAAATCCACTCTTTGGGGCGAGCCGGATTTTTGCGCGGAGGAAGTCGAGATAGGCATCTGCGCTCACTCCCCGCCTCCCATCATGTCGTCAAAATCGGCGACCTGCCGCGCCCTCTCGCGCTCGGCCTCGCGCGCCACCGACCTCTCGACGCGCTCATGAAGCGCGCGGATGTTGTCGAGCAAATATTCCGCTTCGCTCTTCGATGGGAGCCGGCGCTCGGCGATGACGCGGCGAAGCGTTTCGAGGGTCTGGAGCTGCGACCGGGAGTCGATGCGGTATGGGCTCATGCCGTCCTCGCCGCTTGTCTCTGCGCCTTCCGCCACTCAGCAACCTCGCGCTTTGCTTCCGCCGGCGTCGTGTAGGCGATTTGCGCATGATAGCCGCAGTAGACCGCTCCGGTGGCCGCCTGCTCGCCGCAGAAATGCCGCGGCTCGGCATCGCGCCACATCGGCCACCGGCACATCGACTCCCGCAGATCGAAAAGAGTCACGCGTCCGGTTTTTGGGATGGCGACGGCGGCCGGCTCGTCGACCGGCGCAAAGACATGCGCGATTGGGCCAGGCTCTACCGGCTCGGACGGTCTATCCATGATCCTGGATAGCGACGGAACAGCCTTCGTGCAGCGCACCTTCGGAGGGCGGCCCTTCGTGTTGCGCGCCGACCCGCTATTGAAGTGAATGCCGAGGCGCGACGCCTTACCTATGACGGCGTTGTTGGTGATCCGCCGCCCGTACCGCTCGCTCATCGCCCGCGCGGTCGCGCTGAGTGTCTCGCGCTCGGCCGCCATCTTGCGCACCATCTCGATCGCGTCGTCCGGCCACTCGAAATTTTTGACGCTCATCGGAACGCCCTCCCGCGCTGATCCTTGGACCCGAGATCGGCGCATTGTCCGGCCGGAGAGCTGCTGAGGGCGACGCTATGCGGATAGGCGGGACCGATCCGCCGGCTATCGGTCGCCGCCCTGACACGCGCGGCGCGCGCTGCGAGATCGATCGGGATGCGATCTTTCGGCAGCGGCGGAGCCTGCCTCACGATTCCGGGTGGCCTGTCATCCCATTCAGGCGTGACACTTTCCTTCGCCGGATTGACGATTGTCGCGAGCGCCCCTCCCGCCGCGGCGCGAGCTATCGACTGCTCTGGATGCCTAACGATGGTCCGAACCGTCGTGAAGCTCATGCGAAACTTGACGCGGATTTTCTCCATCGGCACACCCTTACGATACATCGCGAGGATGGCGTGGATTTGGTCTGTGGTGATGCGCCTCGGCTTCATGGACATGCTTCTCTTGTTTCAATTCCCCAGTGCCGAAGCGCCGCGCGAACATCGTCCAGCGACCGTGCGCAGCACCACCCACACATGCCTTTCATCAGGCACCAGTCCTTGAAGTCCTCTTGCTCGGCGGAAAGCACGCCCTTATCCGTCTTGACCTCGACGAAGTAGATGCGACCCCGGCCAACGATCGCGAGGTCAGGGATGCCCTTGCGAAGCCCCGCGACCGCATTCGCAGCATTGCCGCCGATACCGCGTCGCGAAGCGTTCGGGATCGCGAAGACGCGGTGCGTCGGGAAAAGCGCCACGTCGAGGTATTCGACGAGCTGGCGTTGAATTTTCGATTCGGAGATGCGAACGATGCGCCCGCGCGAATTCCGCGCCGTCTTCAACGCCGGAGATTTTTTTGCGCGGGCGCAAGTTGTCACGCTTCCGGAGCCCCTTCAAACACCGGTAGTCCGGTCTCTTCTTTCACCCTGTCGCCGGCCGCCATGAGCGCGGATCGGAACTCCTCGCGCCAGCGATAGAGATGGTAAGACCAATGCAGCCGGCCGCCGTCCTTTCGATAGCGCAGACGCGCTGGAATGCGGATCGTCTCGCCGCCGATGAACAGCGGGATCGACAACATGAACACGCCTGGCACCTTCAGAGGCTTGCCGTCGCTGTCCTTGTGGGTCTCCTCGAAGCTGATCTGCGTCTCGCCTGTCTGAAGCACGCGGGCCTCGGCGACCTTGCTCTCGATATTGACCTGAAGACCGCGCGCTAGCCGGATGACATCATTCGGATTGGCGAATGTCGTCTGAAGCACCGGCTCGAATTGCGCCTTCTCGGCGTCGTATGGCGCCGCCAGTTCAGAAATCCGGTCTTCGATCAATTGTGCGAACGCTACCTGCGCCATCGAAACGCCGTCTCCGCCCTTCCACGCGGTCCATTCATCGGACAGCGGGAACTCATAGGCGATGCGATGCTTGCCGAAGCGCGGCGAGCCATCGGTCTGGTGGTAGTCGATGACTGCGGTCAGCGACGGATTGTCCGTGAAGATGGACGCGAACACTGCGGAATGCTCATCGGCATGGCGCTTGACGAGATCAATGAACGACTCGAGCGTGAACGCCTTGGCGACGCCTTCCCGACGCTCGGGGGAGGAACGCCACTTCTTCGCCTCGCCGTGAATGTCGACGATGGCAGATTGTCCGCCCCCAGCCGTTCGCGTGACGATCGGAATCGTCGACTCGACGCCGGGGATGGACACGCAAGTGACGCGCGTTTGTGCGGCCTCCTGTGCGAGGTCGCGAATTTCCTTGACGGACGCTCCGTCGAGTGTCGTATCGCTCAATTCTGCCTCCTATCAGCCGTTGCGCGCGCTGCGCTTCTCGGCATCTTCCGGGAACATTTGAACTTGCTTCGGATGCTCGGTCGAAAGGCCGTCATCCGTGACGAAGAAGAACGAGCTGGACCTCTTCGCCTTCGGCGTCTTCGACGCGATATCCGCGTCAATCGTTGTCGAGACACCCTCGACCTCGAAATTGAGCTTCAGGGTCACGCTACCCTTCGCCGCGCGCTTCGGCCCGGCCGCATCGCGCAGCTTGTCCAGCACATGTTGGATTTCATTCGAAAGATCGCTCGCGAGATCGCCGTCCTCCAACAGGCCGATGATCTGCGTCGCATCGCGGATACGCTTCATTGGATTGACCTCCTCTTGAAATCCCACCCCCGCGCCGGGACGATCGACCTTTCCGGCGCGGGAACGCAGGAACGCTTACTGACGCTGTCTCGGACGAAGGTTCTGAATGAACCCGATGTAGGACGCGCCAAGCGCGATCTCCTCGACAACCGACACCACTTCCTCTCCGCCCTTAATTTGCACTCGCACCTTCTCCACGAGCGCGACGCCATGCGCGCGAATGTCATCCGTCAATTCGGCGAGCGTCGCGTGAGGAGAGCGGATTGTCGTCTCGAACGTCCGGTCCGAGTTCGGCAGCTTGATCGATGTTTGCGGGTAGAAGAGGGCCATGTCGCGCTCCTACGCAGCCGGCTGGGGAAATGGTTCAGCTTGCCGCTCCGCTCGTCATCCCGTCACCTTGCTATCAAGGACCGCACGAAGCGTTTCGCGTCTCGAATCCATCGAGCGCATTTCGCTTTCGCGAGTTCCCATACCGCAGTGGCGAGCCACTTCCAGGTCATGCTCCAGCCTCGCGATCTCGAATTGAATATGTTCCGTCACCGCGGCGCACAGCCGATCAGCGATCCATCCCCGCACGCCTTTGGTTCGCCCCCTGCGGATGTTCTCCAAGGTGCCGGGCGCGACTCCCAAATGACGAGCGACCGCGGCGCGCGCGATCGGCAAGGCGGAGCCGGAGCGCTTGCGCTCCGCATCCTCCAATCTCACCACCCATTCGCGGGCGGCCACATCGATCGAACTCATCGGCAAAATATCCTTGGGTGACGGATACATCGGACAGCCTCCTCATGCTCTTTGGAGCCATGGGAGACGAACGGAAACTTGCTGAAACCTCGATCGATGGCGCGGCCTGGCAGGTCATTGGCGTGGCAGCCATACGCGTCGTCGAGAGGCTGTCTCCTAAAGGCCCCAGCGGGACGAGCCCGCCGGGGAAGTTTAGGGAGGAAAGAGCCCGCACAAGCGCTGCGGGACGCGCATCTTCCGGGGAGGAAGAAGCTCAGATGCGGACGATTTCCTCTATCCGCTCGTATTCGGTGGCGAACGCCGCGAGCAGCGCATCGCCGAGGAAGGACATGATGGTGAGCATGTCAGACGGTCTCCTTCACAGGCTCTCTTTCAAGGAGCGAATAGAGTTCGGCCGGCTTTTCGAGGAGGCGGAAGAATTCTCTGTTAAAGCTATGACCATCGATTCCCGCGACGACGACTGTCGGTTCATGGAACAGGTGGGTCGTTTCCCACCGCTCCAAGACATAGAATTGCCCGGCGGCGATCGGCGATGGAATCCCGACTGCATTGACGCAGTGCTGCGGCGTCCTGATGCAGACGATTTCAGTGCCGGGCGGCGTATCGATCGGGATCATGGCCTCACTCCATCTCCTGCAAAGCTGCCCGCGCCGATTGGGGCGCGCACGGCGCGGGCTCCGATACGCGGCGGGGAGGAAATCCGACGCGCGGCGGAATTGATGGGGCAGAGCGCGCTTAAATTCACGGGAGGATTCCCCACGCTCTGCCCCGCCCTCACATGCCCGGATGCCGCGGCGGACGAGCGGCGCGGAACATGGGATGGCTTCTCGGAATTCGAATGCGCGCTCACACGCGCGGCCGGCGCCGCGTCGGCAGGTGCGGAGTTGCGACGCGGAGCCGGCATGTCACATCGCCTCGAGCGCGGACTCGCTCCACCAAGCCTCGACCTGCCGACCGTCCGCCGCCTTGTAGCGGATCAGATAGCTCGGCTCGGAGGTCGAGGATTCGCAACGGGAGATGACCGTACCGACCTCGCCGGAGTCAATCAGCGTCACGATCTGCTTCAGTTCGAATTTCAGCTCTTGCGACATTGGGCACCTCATGGCTTACGCCGCCGCCTGGACGGCCTCGCCGCCCGCAGCCGCGGAGCCGCTGGCCTTAGCGGCCTTGCGAGCGTCGGCGTCGATCTTCAGCAGCGTGGCGGCCGAGAGGCCGAACTGCGCCATCACGTCGGGAAGCGGCTTCGCGGCGAGAGCGGCGACCACATCCGCGGGGTCGTACTTGCGGCGCTCGCCGCCGGCGCGGGCCGTTTTCGGAATCGCGCCGATCTTGCGCGCGAGGGTCAGCATTACGCCGACATAGGACTGCGGGACGCCATGCGCCCGTGCGCACGAGGCGGGGCCGTTCGTGAGCGCATCGCCGATGACGCCGGCGATCTTGTCGATATCGATTTCCACTTCAGTTGCCTCCAATTCAGCGGCGCATCAGGCCGCCATCACGTTCGCGGGCCGCGCCATTGCGAGCCGCTTCTGTCGCACGGCCACCGCCGCGCTCTTGAAGATGCGGCGCACGTCCGCATCATCGTCCTGCATATGGAGCCACATTCGCTCCAATTGCTCGTCGGACATGTCCTCGATGTCGCGAGCCATCGCGGATATCGCAATGAGTTCGTCGAGATCAGCGCTCATAGAACAGCCCCCATAACCATCGCGGCGCATCCGATCGCGAAAGAGACGATCGCGAACACGAGAAGCCAGTCCGGCGGATCGGGGATCATTTCACGCGCCCGATGGCGATCACGATCGCAGCGCCGACGCTGACCGCGGGCAGAGCCGCAATCGCGACTTCGACGAGGGTCACGGGCGGGTCCGCTGGCGCGGAATGCCCAGCGAGCATGTATCCCGTCGCTGTGGCAATGAGGGCGAGGGAGATGACGAGCGCATGCCCATTGCTCATTTCGATGCCTCACTCCTTCTCGACCGGCGGCTCGGCGATGGACTCGAGCGCGTCGACCATGTGGCGAACGTCCATGAAAAACGCGTCTCGGCGCGTCGGCGCGAGCGGCTTTGCTGCTTCGATGACACACGGCGCGATCGCCTCGATGATCCTGATCCGCGCTTCGCGTCGCGAGGCCCGGCGAGCGTCGGCGAGATCGGACGCGATGCGGTCCGTCATGGCGCGCGGCGGGGGAGGGGCGGGAGTGCTGGTCATTCGGCGGCCTCTTGAGAACGGTTGGCGTCGGCGCGCGCCGGCTCTTTGAGCCTCTCCGTCGGAGAGGAAAGGAATTCCTCGGCCGTAAGAGGCACCCCTTGCTGTCGCGCGTAGTCAAGAAGCTTCGGGATCACTCGTCCGGGAATACGCCCGCCCGTCCCGCCCTTCGAAGGGTCGGCCTGCCACCGATACGGGGCCGTGTATGAGCGTCCAGCCACGGCAGACACGATGGCTTCACCGCCAAGGCGTTTGATGATTGAATGTGCAGGGTCCCATGCCATGAACCCATTATTTCGGAAAATCAGAAAGCGCGCAAGAGGGCGCCGCAAAAATTTTCGTTTTTCGTAATGGCGTTCATTTTCGATATAGGCAAAGAAGCTATCATGGACATAGAATGGATCGTCGAGGGCCTAAAAAAGCCCGGGAAAACGAGGTCGGGGCTCGCGAAAGCGATCGGCCGCGCACCATCCGCTGTGACAGCACTTTTAAAACGTGAGCGCGACGTAAAGGTGCGGGAAGTTGAGGTGATTGCGAGATATCTAGAGGTTGAACCGCCTGCCGGCATGTTGCTGGCGGGGACAGAGCCAACGATTAGAACAGCATTCATAATTGGGGAGGTCGCTGGCGGCGTGTGGACAGAGCCAGTCATTGAATTCGAAAAAGTCCCGGCTCACGTCGTCGTCGACGAAAAATGGCCTGAAGATGCTGTTTTCGTTCTTCGCGTGAGGGGGAATTCAATCAACCGGCAAGCTCGAGATGGAGACCTAGTGCTCTGTCTGGACATTCACGCGGCCCCTCGGGATTTTAAGGACGGCGATTGGGTAATTATAGAGCGGGTTGATTCATCGCAACGCATTGAAACTACGGTAAAGCGCGTGTTTTCCGACCGCGGGAACGGCTATTTGCTTATGCCGGACAGCGACGATCCGAACTTCCAATCACCTATCAGAATCGGAAAGCACGACGGCGAGGAAGTCCGCGTGCGCGCGTTTGTGCTTGAATTTATTAGAACGGCGACAAAATTCTGAAAAACGAAAAAATATTGCGCCTCGCTGTTGCAATTTCTGAAAATCAGAAGTAGCCTCTTCCCCATCGACACGGGCGCGGCCCGACGGAGGGATGGGGATAATGTCGGACGAGATTTTCCAGCACAAATTCGGAGGCTGGCACGAGGCGCCGGCTCGCAGGTGGCGCAACCCCGACGGTTCCGTCGGCGGCGTCGTCGCGGAGAGCGCTGCCGTGCATGCCAGTGTGACACTGCCGGAGTCCGTCGAGGTATGGCCGGAAGCGAAGATCGCGGAAGGATGCGCGTCCATCGGCGACGGCGCGTCCATCGGCGACGGCGCGTCCATCGGCGACGGCGCGTCCATCGGCAACCGCGCGTCCATCGGCAACCGCGCGTCCATCGGCGACGGCGCGTCCATCGGCGACGGCGCGTCCATCGGCTACGGCGCGTCCATCGGCTACGGCGCGTCCATCGGCTACGGCGCGTCCATCGGCGACGGCGCGTCCATCGGCGACGGCGCGTCCATCGGCTACGGCGCGTCCATCGGCGACGGCGCGTCCATCGGCGACGGCGCGTCCATCGGCTACGGCGCGTCCATCGGCAACCGCGCGTCCATCGAAAGAGACGATTGGCTGTTTGTGCTCGGCCCGCAGGGATCGCGCGGCGCGTGGGCAACCGCTGTGTATTCTGCCGAGCACGGACTGAGATGGTGGGTCGGGTGCAAGCACGGAGTTTCGTCTGACAAGCTTCGGCTCATGGTGGCGGAAACGCACGGCGATAGCGATCATGGGGCCGATTATCTGCACGCGATCGCGATGGTCGAATCGCACCCCGGATTGGCGCGGGCGAAGGCGCGTTTGGCAGGGGCCGATCGCCCGGCAGCCGACTGATTTTCACACGGGCGCGGCCCGATGGAGGGGAAGATGCTTCTCACGATAGAATTTCTCGACAAGCGCGGGATCGAATACGTCGTGGCCGCAGACGGGGCGCTCAGCGTCGGCGGCTGGCTCGACCTCAGAGGCACGCAGATCACGCAGCTGCCCGAGGGGCTCCACGTCGGCGGCGGGCTCGACCTCAGAGGCACGCAGATCACGCAGCTGCCCGAGGGGCTCCACGTCGGCGGCTGGCTCGACCTCAGCGGCACGCAGATCACGCAGCTGCCCGAGGGGCTCCACGTCGGCGGCAGGCTCGACCTCAGCGGCACGCAGATCACGCAGCTGCCCGAGGGGCTCCACGTCGGCGGCGGGCTCGACCTCAGAGGCACGCAGATCACGCAGCTGCCCGAGGGGCTCCACGTCGGCGGCTGGCTCGACCTCAGAGGCACGCAGATCACGCAGCTGCCCGAGGGGCTCCACGTCGGCGGCGGGCTCGACCTCAGAGGCACGCAGATCACGCAGCTGCCCGAGGGGCTCCACGTCGGC